AGGCTAGGTCGTGGCCGAATCCACGAACTCCTGCCGGCGGGGGCAACCACCGGCTACGCACGTGAACGAAGGTTGTCTCGATGCCTCGCGGACCCGGGTTCAATTCCCGGCGCCTCCACTGAGACAGAGCGAGAATTAAGCGACGATAGCGAAACGCGCCAAAGTACGCGGACAAGTGAATCCGCGTGCATTGGCGCATCGCCGCGCCCAATAGACACGCGCCTTAGTGTCGAGGCGTGGGGACTCGTGTTTGCGGCCCACAAAGTCGGCGTCCTCCCGGAGGTCGGCTGATGCCGCGCGTCGTCATCGACCTCGAGACGGAGCGCGCCCGCCGGCTCGGTAGCCGCCGGCACACCTACGCTGAGCTCCAGGACGGGGTGCTCTGCGTCATGTTCCCCGCCCCGGTTGAGCGGCTGAAGCTGACCGCCGCCCAGGCCCGCTTCTGGCGGGACATGCTCGACAACTTCATCCCCGCCCTTGAGGCCGAGGAAGCCCGAGGTGCCCAGTGAGCGCCAAGAAGGCCGCCGGTTCCGGTTTTGCTCCCTCAAATGAGGGGAAGAAATCGGCAACGCGAGCCACCGCCGTCGACGTCAAAGCAGCCCTGCGATTGCGCTACCCCAATGGTGCGTTCGGTTTCTTCGAGGAGGTCGGCAATGCCACGGGCGCCGGCGTCGCTCGTCACGCTGACGCCGTCGCAGTTGGGCTCTGGCCCTCGCGCGGTCTGCTGATCGAGGGCATCGAAATCAAGGTCTCGCGCTCGGACTGGCTGAGCGAGCTCAAGAATCCGAAAAAGGCCGACGCGATCGCGAAGTACTGCGACCGCTGGTGGCTGGCCGCCGGCGACGAGTCGATCGTGCAGCCCGGCGAGCTCCCCGCGAACTGGGGCCTGCTGGTGCTCAAGGGCGACAAGATGGTCTGCAAGACCGAAGCACCGAAGCTCGAGCCGGAGGCGCTGACCCGCAGTTTCGTAGCGGCTCTGCTCCGTCGAGCGAGCGAAGGCCTCGACCGATCCATCGCGGTGGCGAAGCGAGAGGGCATCGAGCTCGGCGAGAAGCGCGGTCCCGAGGAGCACGTTGCGAAGCTCGCCAACACACAGCGCGCGCTGGAAATGCTGCAGTCGAATCTCGATGAATTCGAGAAGCTCTCCGGGCTCAAAATCAACAGCTGGGATGCGGGAAACATCGGCAAGGCCGTTGACGACCTGATGAAGGTCCGCCGCTTTGGGCACAAAGCCGACCCAATTGCCGAGCTCGAGCAAGCCGCGGACCGCATCGAGCGGCAATCCAAGTCAGCGGCTGAAACTCTGCGACAAGAAGCGAAGGTGCTGAAGTCAGCAGCGGCAGCGCTTGGCTTGGTCGAAATGGAGGCTGCTCAATGATCGCGCACAGAGCAAAGGTGGGTGTTGCCGTCGCAGCGCTCGGCGCTCTCGGCCTGGTGCTGGGAGCGCTGACGCTGGTGGCGATGGTTGCCGCTGAGCGGCTCGAGCGGCGTGATCGGAGGGCGCGGTGAAGCTGCCCGACCACTTGCCCGCGCCTGCCGAGGTCGTGGTGTGCGACTACTGCCTGCGCGCTGGCTGCTGGAACAAGCTCCTTCCGTGCGTGGGCATCACCCAGGGAAACCCGCGACAGAGCAGAACGCTCACCGCTGAAGAGGTCGAGGGACTGGCGTACGAGTACTCGTCGTTTTGGCATGGCCCGCGGCCTGCTGACCAACCACCGCGTTGCGTCGAGGAGCTCCTGGACTTCGTCCAATACACACGCGGCAGAGCGAGAGTGGAGCGCTCGGTGCTTCGCGCATTTCTCGCCGAAGAAGTCGGCATTGACCAGGACCAGGTCGACGCAGCGCTCGAGCAGGCGTGGCCAGTCAGGAGGGCGTCTTGAGTCAGTTCAAACCAGGGGACGTCATCACGCACTCGCATCCGCCGCGCGCTGCGCTCGCCAGGGCCTTCGAGCAGCGGCAAGGGCGGCGCGCGCAAATCCTGGGAAATCTCGTCCAGGATTTGACGCAGAGCTCGCTGCGGTTGGCGGCTATCCTGGACGACCGCCAGCGCCGAGCTCGGCTCGTCGCTGCGCTTGCATTGGGTGCCACGCTGCTCGCGCTGCCCGCGTGCGGCGGTACCTACGAGCCCACCCCTGCTCTGCCGGACTGCTCACCCGGGAACACCAATGTTCAGCTCGTGGTTGCGCCGCCTGATATCGAATTCCCGAATTGCACGGAGCTGCCGTGCGGCGCGTATTGCAGTGAAACAGCTGGCCGGCAGTGGTGCTGCTGGAAGGGGACGGTTGTTCGATGAGCGCGCTCACCTCGATACAGTGGACCGATCGCACCTGGAACCCAGTGCGCGGTTGCTCCCGTGTGAGTGCAGGCTGCGACAACTGCTACGCGATGAACATGGCGCACCGTTTCTCAGGCGCCGGCAAACCGTTTGAGGGGCTGACGACGATCCGCCGCGGCAAGGTCGATTGGACCGGCGTGGCGCGCTTCATCCCCGGCCAGCTCGCAGCCCCGATGAAGTGGCGCAAGCCGGCCCGCATCTTCGTGAACAGCATGAGCGACCTGTTCCACCCGTCGCTTTCGAACGAGGAGATCGCGGCGGTGTTCGGCGTGATGGCGGCGTGTCCGCAGCACACGTTTCAGGTGCTCACGAAGCAACCGAAGCGGGCGGCCGAGTGGTTCAAGTGGGTCGACGGCAGCGGCGCAGGCATTGAATCGCTACCGATCGACCGGTGCGCGAGTTTGGCCGACGACGCACTGCTGAATCTGTTGCCGCGCCCCGCGCGCGCGATGGCATTTGCTCCTGGTCGAGGCTCGCAACGCTGGCCCATCCCAAACGTCCACCTCGGCACCTCCGCCGAGAACCAGGAAACCTACAACGCGCGCGTGCCCACGCTCGTGCATGGCTGCCCCGCGGCGGTTCACTTCGTCAGCATCGAGCCGATGCTTGGCCCGATGCGGCTCCGCGGCACTGGTCACCTGCATCTTGATTGGGTGATCATCGGCGGCGAGAGCGGCCCAGGATCGCGCCCGTGCGATGTGGCTTGGATCGAGAGCATCGTGGACGAGTGCCGCGAGAACGCGATTCCGTGTTTCGTGAAGCAGCTCGGCGGCAACTGCTTCGCGCCTTGGAGGGTCGAGTGGCGCGACAACGTGCGTTCGCAAGGCTCGCTAGAAGCCGTCGCAGTCGACTGCATGGGCAAGAAGACGGAACTCGCGACGGTTTGGAAGAACGGTGTTTGGCACACTTGGGACCGCCGCGGCACCGGCGGTGAGAACGCGAGTGAGCCGACCGTTGAGCTAGCGAAGGCCGCGGTACTTGAGTCGCTTCAGCGTCAGCATGTCACCCCGATCAAGGGCTGGGCGCGTCACGCTCACATGCTGCGCGACAAGAAAGGCGGCGACCCATCGGAGTGGCCTGAGTCGCTGCGCGTTCGCCAGTTCCCGGAGGCTCGAGTCTGATGGCCCCTCCGCGGAAGTACTCCACCACCGAGCTCGCGCGTGCGCTCCGCGTGGCACCGTCCGTCGCCGGCGCGTGCCGGCTCGTCGGCATTGGTCAGGCCGCGCTGCGCAAACGGGTCAAAACCGACGCGATACTGAGCGACGCCTACGCCGCGTGCCTTGGCCGCGGAATGGCAAGCGCACGACAGACGATCGCCACCTTCCAGAAGTCGAGTGACACCAAGCTGCGCAACAAGCTCTCGCGCGCTCGAGCCGCCGGCAAGCTCGGGAGGAAGCAGTGATCCTGCTCACCGCTGCCTCCCTGCTCACGGGTATCCCCGCCTACTTGGGGACTCGCCGAGCCGTGCTGCGTTTCGCTGTCGCTCGGGGGTGGGCGTGACCGCGCGTCTGCCGACGGCAACCGCGACGGCGCCGAACGACGTCGCCGCGGTACCGGAGCGACGCGGGGTCGCTGGGTGCTCGAGCGGACGCCCCGAGGCCAGCGCGGCCGCGGGCGACGTCGAGAGCTGCTCGGAGCGACGCTGCCTGTGGTGCGGCGTTTCCCTTCCTGCGGAACGGTTCCGATGGTGCTCGAAGAAGTGCCGCCAGACGGCGTGGCGCATGCGCCAGCTCTGCGTCGCGGAGGACCTCGGCGACACGCCAAAGCGGCTCGGCTACGGGGACCCGCCCTACCCTGGGACGTCGCGGAAGTACTACCGCGACGAACCGACCTACGCCGGTGAAGTCGACCACGAGGCGCTCGTCGCCAAGCTGGTCACGTACGACGGCTGGGCGTTATCGACCTCCGCCAAGGCCCTGCGGCACATACTGCCCCTCTGCCCACCCGAGGCCCGCGTTGCCGCGTGGGGCAAGCCACACGGCGTCAGCTCGAAGACCCGCGGCGCGCACAACGCGTGGGAGCCGATCATCTACGTGCCTGCTCGGCTGCGCCGCCCAGGGTTTCCGGACTTTCTATCGGCGCAGCCGGCGCGAGGCGGCGGCACCCTGCCCGGGCGCAAGCCGCTTGCGTTCTGCGCGTTCCTGTTCCGCCTGCTCGGCGCGTCGCCCGGCGATGACTTCGACGACCTCTTTCCTGGGACTGGCGTGGTGGGTCGCGCGTTCGCCGAGTTCAAGCGGACGTCGCTCCACCATCGAGGCGACACGTCGCTGAAGGCCTCCGTGGCGCACCGTCGCTCGGCGCCGGCAACGTCGCCGGATCCAGGTCGCGCCGCTGCCGCCGGCGCGGGCGACGTCGCTCCCTGCTCGAGCCGACACGCGCGTCGCGGGAGTACTCCGGAGTCGCTGGGAGCAGCTGCGCCTCTTTTTTTGCCCAAAACCACTGAGCATCCGACACGCGACCACATTGACGCCGCACTTTTCGGTCCAGCGAGGGGCGAATGAGCGACCGCAAGCCTGGCGAACTCGTCGACCTGGCCACCGCGCGCCGAACTCGAAAGCGCGCAGCTCTCAAGGCCTCCGTGGCGGAGCATGCCCAAGAGTTGGGTCTCGACCTCGCGCAACCGGAGGCGAAGGGTGTTTGCGTTGTTGCCGCCGGCGTCCGCGTTGCGGTGAACGAAACGCTGACCACCGAGCAATGCGAGGACTTGGTCTGCGCAGTCCTGAATGCGGCGCGGCGGTTTGATGGCGTCGAGGCACCGAATCTCGGGCTTGGCTACGACCCCTACCATTCGATCGAGCTCGACGAGCTGCGCGAACTCATCGCTGAGGAGTTCGGCGGCGTGGCCGAAAAGGGGTTCTATTTTGACCGGGTCAAAGAGGTAGCCGCGGAGCTCCGCGCTCTTCGCGCCAAGGTGGGGACGGTGGAGCATGCCTAAGCTCAAGCTCCGCCCCCTGCCCTTCTACGCTCCCGAGCTCGGGGACGGAATCGAGGGGCTCGAGTCGCTCGGCGCCGGCAGCGCTGCGCTGATTCTCTCGGACCTGCCCTCGGGCGAGACCGCGGCCAAGTTCGATCGCGCCCCGGATTTCGCGCGTTTCTGGCCTGCCGTGTGGCACGCGCTGAGCGCGACCGGCTGCGCCGTGCTGATGACGTCCTCGCTCCGCTTCGCGGCCGCGGTGATCGCCTCGCAACCCAAGGCCTACCGCTACGACCTCATGTGGGAAAAGACCCTCGCCACCGGCCACCTGAACGCGGCGAACCGACCGCTTCGCGCGCACGAGTTCATCCTGATTTTCGCCCGCAAGGGGACCACGGTGTTCAACCCGCAGATGGTCGAGACCGGCGTGCCGGTGAGCTCGGTCGGCGCCGGCGTTGCCACGGGCAGCGAGAACTACGGGAGCATGGCGCAGACAGCGAAGTCGCGCGCCGGCGCAACTGACCGTCACCCGCGCTCGGTCCTGCATTTCGGCACGGTGCCGACGAACAACGAGCACCGCGCGCACCCACAGCAAAAGCCGATCGACCTGCTCTGCAACCTGGTGCGGCAGTACTCGAACCACGGTGATCTCGTAGTCGACCCGTACGCGGGCAGCGGGAGCACGATCGAGGCTGCTCGAGCTTGTGGGCGCCGGGCGCTGGGTTGGGACTCTAGTCCGCGCTTCGGCGTTGCGCCGCGAACGCGTGCGGCCGGAGGTGCGCAGTGACGGCGACACTCTCCCTGGTGCCGGTTGAGCAGCTCACCACGGGCGCGCAGCTGTTCCGCTGTGTTCCGTACAACTGCGGCATGCTGGCGCGCTCGTGCGTCACGCGCCAGGCGCAGGCTGATTCGGCCTTTCCGCCCGCCCACCTCATGCTTTGCAAGGGGTGCGAACTCGGGCGCGAGGTGAAGCGCCGCGCCGCAGACGTCGATGTCGACCCTCACGCCGGTGCACGCGCCTCGCGCAAGCACATGCCGGGCGTCCCGCTGCGCGCCCCGCGTTCAGCGCGCTCGTCCCTGCCGATCATCGGGCTCGAGCTCGCCGCGGTTCCATCGCCGGCACCGGCTGTCCCGCCGCCGGCGTTCACCACGAAGCCACCACAACTAGCGACGAAGAACGAGGAGCCCATGTCAAGAAGACCCATCGACATCGAAGGCGTGATGGTCGGAAAGGAGATTGCAGGCGTCATCGTCCTAGCCGGCCTTCCCAGCCAAGGCGCCGGCCAGTTGTGCAGAGTGCGGTTCCCGCAATGCGGGCACGAGGACAACGTCCTGGCCTTCTCGCTGAACAGCAATGCAAAGACTGGGCGCAATCGCCGCTGCAAAATTTGCCAAGCGGTTAAGTCAGGCGCGGTGCCAGCGCCCACACCGGAAGCGCAGAGCGCCCCGCGCACCGGAAGCGCCGAGCGCCCCGCGCCGTCGCCCGCGCTGACCAGCTCGGCAACGCCGAAAACCTACGAGTTCCCGCTGCGCCGCGACTTCGTAGCGAGCCTTGTGCTGCCGGAAAACCTCACCGCCGCGGACGTCTATCGCCTTACGCGGTTGCTCGATGCGCTCGTGTTCGAGGACGACACCGTTGCGGCTGAGTGAGGAGCAAAGTGGGAATCAGCAACAGACACGAGAGTGGGGCACGCCACTCGACATCACCCTCTCACACGCTCGAGCGTCGATGCGCGAGTGCGAGCGGTGGGGACATCCGGAGCGCGCTGCCGAGTGGCGCGCATTCATCGAGCAATTGGAGAAATTGACGTGAGTGCCTTCGACGCAATCAATGCACTATTCGAGTTCGGTGGCGCTCTGGTGCTGCTGCTCAATATCCGCGCGCTCTGGCGTGATCGGAAGCTCGCAGGTGTGCGCATCGCACCGACGGTTTGGTACCAGTGCTGGGGCGCATGGAACCTAGTCTACTACTTTCAGATAGGACAGCGCCTCAGCTGGTTCGCTGGCTTCGCCGTGTTCGCCGTCAACTCGGTGTGGGTCCTGCTCGCCATCGCCTTCACCCGGAAAAATTCCCGCGTCGCGCGCATCTGCGCGGTGATTGCGGGCGACACGCTCCATTCGGAGGAGAGCGACGAAGAGCTGCGCGAACGTATCTATCGGCGTTTCGCTGGACCGCTCGGCTCGAAAGCTGCGGTGAGATCCGCAATCGCTGACGCCCTGCGCGAAACCCTCCCGGCGAATATCGCGGTCACGATGTCGTTCGGAACCGACGCGGGCATCGAGACGGGACGCATTCACATCACCGTCAGCGAGGGCGCGCGATGAACGCTGTTGGCCTAGCCGAGCAAGAGAGCGGCAGAGCGGTGGGGTTCTACTGCTCGAAGTGCGGGCGCTTGCATGTTCCGCAGTTTGGCATCCAGGGCGGCGTCTCGGCGCTGGAGCTCGTCAGGTTTCACGAGAAGGCCGAGGCGTGCTGCACGGTCACCGAGTGCCCGAAGCACAAGCAAACGCTCTACAACGGCGAGCTTTGCCCGCACTGCGTGATGGAGGGGCCGAAGCAATGAAGGTCGCAAAGAAGCGCCTCTCGAAGGCGTCACTGATGGCCAAGGTGACCGCGCTGGTCACAGGCAAGAAGGCACCGAAACGCCGCCCGAAGGCTCATCCGCACTTCAACATTCCGAAGGCGTTCGCGCTGGCACACGACATCTTGTCTCGGCCGCCGGCGCTGAACTGGATCGTTCGCCCGAAGCCCAAGGGGCAGCTCGTGCTTCAGTGCGCGCTTCCACTGCACCTGTGCCCGACCTCGAACGCCACCCGTGGCGCGTCGGGTTGGTCGCAGGGGGAGATAAAAGCGAAGGTCGGGCAGCTGATGCTGCTGCAAGCGAACGGCCGAGCGAGCGCGCCGTTGGGCGGGCGACCGCAGGTGATTTGTCGCCGCTTCTCGCACATCGAAACGGACCCAACGAGCGATTGGGGGAAAATCCCGGTCGACAAGCTGTGCGTGCCAACGAAGCGCAAGAAGACCAGTAAGCGCTCGGTGCCGGGGCTCGGCTACCTGGTCAACGACAAGGGCTCGGTGATCGAGGTGCACCAGATTTGGGAGCCGGCTCCGCCTGGTGAAGGTTGCGTGATCATCGAGCTGCGAACGGGGGCCCGCCAATGAGCTTCACCGAGGGGCACGCGCTGTGCTGCGACTGCGATGCTTGTCTGAATCGCGGCGGCGGCACGCCAGCAACGACGCCTCCAACGGTCGTGACGCTTGCCTCGAGGCTTCCAGCGTGGCGCGCTCGAGCGATCACGTCAAAGACCGAAGCCGAGCTCGACGCTGGCAGGGCTGAGTCAGCTCGCCGACGCGCCGGCAAGGCCGCGCGCACACGTGTCTCGCGCGCAAAGCAACCGATGGACAGGGGCACATTGGTGGAAACGAAATGGACGGGATGGTGAGATGAGCTGGCTGGAACTCGACGACGGTATTCTCGATCACCCGAAGTTCATCAGAGCGGCGAAGCTCGGGGGCAGTGAGGCAATTCACCTTTGGCTTGGGCTGCGCGCATATTGCGGCAAGCACCTGACAGACGGCGCGATCCCCAAGGACATGCTCGATGAGGTACGTGGGCCAGCCAACCCAAAGAAGCGCGCCGCGGCCCTTGCCGCACTGGTTACGGTCGGTTTGCTCCACGAAGCCGATGACCAAATGCTCATGCACGACTACCTCGACTGGTCGTCCTCGCGTGACGAGGTGCTGAAGGCGCGCGAAGCGGCACGGCTCAGAAAAGCCAAGTCACGTGGCGGTCACGGAGGTGGTCACGGTGGGACAGACGACGAACCGCCGCAGCCTGTCACGGTAGGCGTCACGATTCCCTCTCCTCTCCACTCCCCCTCCTCTCCGGATCACACACACACCAGCGAATTGGCAGAGCCAACCCCAGAGCACCAAGCACTCGGCGCCGAGCTCGGGTTGGACGTCGCCTACGAGTTCAAGCGCTTCAAGGCTCAGGCCAAGGGCAAGGGGCGGCAGATGGTCGACCAGGACGCCTGTTTTGAGCTTTGGCTGCGCGACGAGGCCAAGAAGCCCAAGCGCTCAGAGCCGCGCGCCTCGCCCCGTGGCGGGCCACCGCCAGCGTCGGACGAAGAGCTACGGCGCGCGCGCAACCTGGCGCTCGAGAACGCCGAGGCGGGCCTGTACGGCGCCAAGGCGCGCGATGCCGCGAAAACCCTGCGCGGTGCCGAGCTGACCGCGCTTGCTGACCGACTCGCGAAGACTCCACGCCCAGCGATGAGGCTCGCCGCCGATGGCTGACCAAAACCCGCTACGCCGCCGTAGCCCGCTGCAGCTGATGGCACTCATGGCGATCGCGAGCACCGGCGGCATTGGCTTCGGCGGAAGCGGCCGACCGGACTTCGCGCCAGGGCCAGCGATGCCCGAACCCAGGCGAGCTCTGCCCGCCGCGCCGCCGGCGCCTGAACCACCGAAGCGCCAACACCAACCGGTGTTCACCGCTGCGCAGAAGGCCAAGCGGGCAAAGCGCAAAGCCGAGCGCGCCAAGCGAAAGGCAGGCCGCCGATGACGGAGCCGATGACCCTCGCCGGCCCTCACCTAGCATGCCCGTACGGGTGCGACTCCGAGATTGTGAATAGCGAAGCAGACCATTGGTGGTGCCCCCGCTGCTGCCGCTCGGCGCCTCTGCAGGTAGTCGCGCTCTCGGCGTTCGAGCGCGGTGCCGCATCGAGCCAAGCGCGCATCGCTGAGCTTGATGGGCGACGCCGCGAGGGCCGAGCACTGCTCCACCGCATGGTGAAGTACGTTACCGAAGACCGAGCCGTGACACCTCGAGCCACCCGACTCGCGCGCTTGACGGACCAGGTTCGGGACTACCTCAACAGGACGCGCGATCCGAAGGACATCCTGCGATGAGTGACGATCGCTGGAACAGTGAAGATCCGGAACACCCGTACATCGACCGCGGGCCGCGGCTGCCGCGCGTGAAGCCCGCAGCGGGTCCGCTCGTCACGCCTGACGAGATTTTCGGCTGGCTCACCACCACATTCGGGCCCGACCCGAAGCCACCAGCGCCGCGGACTGAACCGCCAGGTCCCGACCTGACGCAAGCGAAAGCGCTCGCGGTCGAGTTCCCGTTCAGTCCCGAAGAGTGCGAGCGCGTGCTCATCGTCGCAAAGCGTGACGAAACACTCGCTCGCCAGCTGCTCCACCGCGCAGCGAGCATCAACCGCCGCCACGGCCCAGACGCCATCGGCGAAGTCTGTTTCTCCATCTCCGAATTGAAGAAAGGCTCCTCTGCTCCGTGACCGAATACAAACTCTTCACCAGGCCATTCACCGTCAACCCATTCCAGATTCAACCTGACGAGTTCCGAACCGAGGAGGAAAAGCTCCGTTACCAGCTTAAACAGGCGAACGACACGCTCAACCGCACGCGAGAAAAGCCTCAGCTCATCGGCACTGTCGGCTGCGTTCTACCCGGCCAGCGCGGCATGGTATTCGCGATGAATGGGCAGATGAGCCTGAAGCTGCCCGACGGCTGCAAGGCTGGCGCTCAGGTCTCGATCGCGGCTGAATCGAATTCGATCCTCGAAGTCCTCCCAGCGCACGTGAACTTCGGTCCCGTGGTGACCGTGGCCGGCAAGACTGGGCACGACGTCATGTACGACCAGGGCATGCTGCAGCAAACAGCCTTCCTGCCCTCGACCATCAGCGCCCGAGTCGGGGACAAGGTGCAGCTCGACCCCACGGGCAAAGTGGTGCTGCGCAACGTCGGCAACGAGGAGCCGTCGGACTACGTGGTGCACAAATCACCGGGTGTTTCTTGGGATGACATCGGCGGGCACGAGGAAGCGAAAGAAGCGCTGCGCGAGGCCATCGAGTACCCGATTCGCTACGCCGAGGCGTACAAGGCGTACGGCCAGAAGCCGACCAAGGGCGTGCTGCTCTACGGCCCTCCCGGTACCGGCAAGACGATGCTCGGCAAGGCCGTCGCGACCGCGCTCGCTGTCGACGGTGACTCGAGCGGGTTCATCTACGTCAAAGCGGCCGAGGTCCTGAACCGATTCGTGGGTGCGTCGGAGGCTGCGGTGCGCGGGTTGTTCGCGCGCGCTCGAGCGCACAAGGAAAAGACGGGCAACCCTGCGGTGCTGTTCATCGATGAGGCCGATGCGCTGCTCGGCACCCGCGAGGGCCAGGGTCTCACGATGGCGATCACGCAAACGCTCGTCCCGATGTTCCTGGCCGAAATGGACGGCCTCGACGAGTCGGGGTGCTTCGTCATGCTCTCGACGAACCGCCCCGACTCGCTCGACCCGGCGATCGTTCGAGACGGGCGCATCGACCGGAAGATCCGGATCGGGCGTCCTGATGCGGCGGCGACCAAGACGATCATGGCGCTCGCGCTGCGCGGTCGCCATGTCGATTCCAGCGTCGACGAACTAGCCGAGTACGCCACTCAGCTGCTGCATAGTGAGACTGCCACTCTATACGAGTTGCAGTTTCGACATGGCGCTGAGCTGATTCGCCTCCGTGACGCGCTGAACGGCGCGCTGGTAACTGGCATCGTCAACCGCGCTACCCGGCGCGCGCTGCAGCGCCACCGAGCCACCGGAGAAGCGACGGGGCTGATTCGCTATGACATCCAAGACGCGGTGCGCGAGAGCTACGCCGAACTGTTGGCATCAAAGCTGACCGAGCTCGTGATCGAGAAGTGCGACGCGATGGGCGGCGCTCAGCCGGGCGGCATCGAGAAGCGCCCAGGGAGGATCGAGTGAAGCCAGGCCAGAAGATCAGTGAGCGCTACCTGGAGTTCTTCATGCCAAAAACAGAGCTGAACTCGGGGCATCTGGGAATCAACGCTTCACTCTGCCAAGTGCTCGACGAATTCCAAGCCAGCGTCGAAGCACGCCTTGTCGCAATTGAGCAGCGCCAATGTGCCCCTGTTGGCGCGCCGCTCGAGCCAACCCCCGACACGGAGCGCAACACGTGACGACGGCGCTGGTCATTATCGCGATCATCTTGGCCTGGATGGTTCTCGGCAGCGCAACCGTGTGGTTCGCGGCGCGCTTCGCCGGATCGGACACAGCACTGCTGAACTTCTTCATTTGGCCCATTGCCTTCATGGGCACGCTCTGCATCTTGCTTGGAGCAGAATTGCGCAGCACGTCCAGTTTCCTGGATTCGGTAGCGGAGCATGCTCTCAAAGCCAGGCATCGGAGCGGCAAGTGATTCGCTGCGGCTCATACACAGAGGTGACGTGGATTGCCACTCGCGAGAAGACGAAGGTGTGGTGCCGGCTGGACGACTCGCATACGTGCGACCATCGGGGGAGCGTTGACAGCGTGGGGCTGACGCTCACGTGGCCGCGCTACCTTGCTACCGCTGCAGTATTGAGGATCCCAGAGCTAGTGCCGCTGCCGGCGCCAATCGGATCGCCCGAACGCTGGAATGCGGCCTGTATTTGGCCACCACCCTACCCGCTTCAAGACGACCCTGGCCCGAAAGTGAGAATCGAATGACTGAACAAACCAACCAAACCGACACTTCAGAGCGCGTTGCCCTTGCACGCGAGATGTTCGCAATGCTGAAGGAGCACACCGCTCCCGCAGTACCGAGACCCGTCAGCACCGGTGACGCTGCGCACCCGCTGCGGCTGAGCGCTCACGAGGTGCACGAGCTCGCCGACGGCGCTGCTAGGCTGATTGCCGCCACCGCTCCGGGTGCAGCGACGCCACGCATCGGCGGGAAGCGTGAGGGCGCGTGACCACCGTCTTTGACCGTCTGCCGCCACCTCCCGAGAGCTTCGTCGAGGCGCATCCACACGGGCGTATCAACTGGCGCGTGTACGCCACGGACCTACTCTACGAATCGCCGAACCCATTCCGCGACTCGCGCGCACCAGTGGGGTCATGCACGCTGCGCTCAGGCGGCGTATTCGGTGAGGTGGTGCTTCCGCTTTACAGCATGGCGGAGTACGAGGCTGCCGAAGTCGCTCACCGAAGCGGCAAGATGTTGACGCTTTCCCTCTTCATTCCATTGGCGCAGCCGAAACCGGCGCTCGATGTTGCGAAGCTTCGAGAGCGGCTGCTGAACAACGAGCGCGAGCAGCTGCTCGCCAATGTTCGCCCATTGACCGATGAGACCCTGCGCGAGCTGTCGATGCTGCCGCCTGGCAGCTTTGAGACGAAAGTCTCGAACGAAGCGCTGCTCGCGCTGGTTAACGAAGTGCACGAGCTCCGCGCGTACAAGGCAACGCTGAGCCCAGAAGGCGCGCTCGAGCTGGCCGCGCGTCTGCAGCACAGCGAGGCCGACGCGGAACGCTGGCGCGAGCACTGCAACCTGAACGCAAACCCGGAGGGCGCGTGAACACCATCGTCAAACTCTGCGTCAACTGCACGCCTCAGCTTGAGCAGCTGTCGCGGTATTACGGTGACGGAGAGTGCCAGGCATGTGGGCAGCGCGGCGAATTGACTGGTTTTTGGCTACGAACGCTCGTCGAGGCACTGCGACCGCCAACTAGCCAGCTGCCGCGCCCATCGCGTTCAGTCGCTGTCGATATCGGCAGGGGCGGACCTCCCGTGACCAAGGCCTATCCCTGGCCACCAGACGCGCCGCGTGAAAAGTCAGCGCTAGACGACAGCCCTGATGGGCCAACGGTGCATGACACCGTCTCGGCGGTGTTCACATACTTGGCTACGCGCTTCGCAGGCATGGGGTTCCCATTGCGCGTATTGGTCGATGAGTTGACGAGCCGGTCCGGCGTGGCGGGCTGGACAGCTGAGATTGCCGGCGGGCGCGTCATCGTCACCGCGCCACGGTCGCGGGAAAGCACTTCCGAATGACCCGCATCGACAGAGCAGCGTGGAAGCGCATCAAGGCGGGGGTGGCGGAGCCAAAGACAGTCACCGTGTTCAAGGGGCGCGCCACCGGTTCGACGATGGGCGTGCTCGAAAGCAACCCCGAGCTAGTTGACGAGCTGCGCTTCGCTGACGGGAACAGGCTCAAGGCGAGCGGTCCGCGTGCGCCGGCCTTCAAGGGTCGATCAGTAGGGCCAAGCACCCGTTTCAGCGCGGAGGAACTGTTTCGGAACAATGACCAGGTGACGTACTTGGCGCAGCGCCATTGGCTGCGCGCGCTGTTGCCCGCCAAATAGAAACGCAAAAGCCCCACTCGCGTGAGGCTCTTGGAAGCTTGGTCGGCTCCAAGGAGGCTACACGATGGCGAGCGAGGCGGCAATGCAGACACAGAAGCGAACGAGCGCGAAGGACCGCGTGTGGACGGGGCTGCCCGTCGCGAAGCCACGACGATCGCGCACTGGAATCGATCCTGACCTCGCGTGGTTCTTGGAGGCGGGCAACGCCGCGCTTGGTGAGAAGGGCACGCTTGGCGGCATCATCGCGCAGCTCGAGCGCGGCGGCCCCGGCGGTGGCGTGCCGAACACTCACCCCTACAAGGACGCCCAGCTGGGTTGGGGGCGCAATGGCGAGGAGATCGGCCAGGTCGAGCGCCATCGGTGGCTGAGCACGGCCTGGCTCGCTCTCACCCATGAGAGTCAGCGTGTGCTGCTGGCGCGCTATGCTCCGCCGCCGGCTGAGTTCCGCAGTGATGAGGGGTACGGCGCGCGCGACCAATACGTGAAGGGGCAGCACCCAGTAGGCGAGCGTCCAATCCAGGAGATTGGGAAGCGGGGCAAGCCAATCAAGAAAAAGCAGTATGAGGCCAGATTGGCGCGCTGGGAGCGCACCATGGGTCGCATTTGGTCCGCGGTCCGTCGCACTAGCGTGGAGGCCGAGCTCGGGGAGTGGGCCGGTCTCGCGATCTTGCTCAGTGCCGCGCCTGACAAGCTACTAGCCGCGTGTGAGCTGCCAAAGAAGGGCAATCGCGAATTGCGCTCTAGCGCAATCGCCACTGCGAAGGCGGCTAGCGAAAAGGCCCATGCTGAGTGGGCGGAGTCGAAGGCCGGCGCTGACCCTGTGCGAACGCGCGCGCAGCGCGTCGGAGGTTCCCGTGGGTGAGAAGAAAAGATTTCATCGCGGCGAAGACGTGGTCGTGCGCTGGCGAACGACCAGCGGCAGCGTCACGGAACTGCCTGGTCGCGTCGTACAGATGCGCGGGTACACGGTTGTCGTAAAAATCAACGGCCGCAATGAAACCATCGATTTAGCGTCAGTCCGCAAGGTGACCGACGATGAGTGGTTGTCTCAGTCGGTTATTGCGCCAGCGCCCGTTGCGCCAATCGGACCACCTCGGCCGCCTCCTGCTCCGCGAAGCAAGGCGCCAACAACAAGTAAACCGCTATCCGCAAATCTTGGAGAGATCATCATGGCAAAGACCGCTACCCCGACCACCACGCCGCCGTTTTTTGATCCCTCTGGGCACGCCCGAGATCCGCAAGGGATCGGCGCTGCGATTCGCTCAGCGCGCACGACGAACGGCATCGAGCCAAAGACCATGGCGAAGATGTTGCGAATCCAGCTGAAGGAACTCGACGCAATCGAGTCAGGAGAGGTCATTCCTGACGATGGGGTGGTGTTGAGGGTTTCGGACGTGCTCGACTGTCCGCTCGATCCGCTCAGCAAAGCGCTGGACTACACCAAGGAAAAAGTGCGCGAGGCCGAGGAACGCCGACTGGCGGCTCTGGAGCTTGGACGCAAAACCCAGGAAGCGGAGGCTCGCCAGCGGGCTGAAGCTGAGGCGATGAAGGAAAAGAAAGCCCAAGAGGCAGCAGCATCTAGAGCGACTGTGAAGCCGACGACGACTAGAACCGCCAGTGAAACACCAAGGCGTACGTTGGAGGATTTCGGCGAGCGGCTGATGGACGTGTCTCCGGTTCCAGTTGATGCGACACGCCGCAAGCAGTGGTGGACCTGCGCGCGCATCCTATTCGAGCTGGAGGGACAATAAATGGCGAACGCTGGCGCTGCGCAGCCCAATGTTGGCCCGTGGGGATCCAGGGGTAAAGGCTCTAAGAACCGCAATTCCGTGCAAGCCGGATATTCTAAGAAGGCGCCTGAATTGAAGACAACGCTTGTCAGGCGCCTATTGGAGCATTGTCGCGCTGACCATCGACCGCCCGCAGCAACAGATTGGGTTTGGGTAGGACAGCAGCGTGAGGTCGGCTGCCTGCCAAAGAAGGCAAGAAAGTCGCTTGCGAGCGAGGTAATAGGGCAGGCCGTCGCGTTGTTCAAAAAAGAGGGCGCATGAAGCGCTGGCTCACCACCACCCAATTGGGTGATGCCTTGGCAGCGAAGTCGCCACGCGTGGCCAAACTGAGCTCGCGTCGTCGTGCCGAATATGCCCGACGCCTAGTCGAGCGCGCCGAGCGGCTCGAGAGCGTGCGCTGTTCGAAGCGCGAGGGCCGGCGCATGCTCATCAGCGTGAGCGCGCTGGCCTACCTACTCCCATCGGACGAAGCGACCGTCGATCGGCTCGACGTGGAGTTCGGCAAGTTGGCGCAGAACCAGCGAGCGCTCCGGCGACAGGTAAAGGGGCACACCACACTCCTCAGCGACCACAAGCGGCTGCTTTCAGACCACGCGAAGCGGCTAAAAATCGTAGAGCGCATTTCGAGTGAAACCGCGGCATTCCAGCTGCGAATCGCACCGCTCTTGGAAGAGATTGGACGCACTTAGGACGCACGTTCGCCGCATGCGCCGCAGCCCACTCATAGCCGACCGCGCCTAGGCGCGAGGACGCACGCACCGACATGTACGACCACAGGCCAAGCCTCGCCGCCGAAGTCGCCACCTTTGATCACCGACACAACCCCGCTTCGCGCCGCACCGGTACACCGCCGCCTCCGACCGCAGCTCAGCGAAAACTCTGGGCTCGAACAGCTGAGCAAAGCGGAACCGGACGCGCTTTGGGCGATATCGTTGCGGAACTTCCTGGAGGGGAAGCAGCCTCGACCGACTGAGCGGCGCCGCACAGGCATCACCCAAGAGGTCGAGGAACTATTCGCCGAAGCGCAGCGCATGCCGCGCGCTCGGCGTTGAGCACGGTCGGAGCGTCGAAGGCGGCTCGCAAAGGCCATCCGAGGCAGAGTCCGCACCTAGGCCCGTGAAAGTGTTTGCGCGCAAGTAGCGGGCTGGTCCCAATCCAATGATCACCGTCGAACTCAAGGGCGACAAGCGCATGGTGGACGACCTGGCCAAGATGCGGGCCAAGGCCGTTCCGTTCGCCATTCGGAACGCGCTCAACACGTGCGCTTTCGAAGTCCGGTCGATCTGGCAGCGTGACATCAAGTCGACGTTCACGAACCGCAACACCTTCACGGCCAACTCGGTTCGGGTCGAGCAGGCCAGCGTCACCAAGCTCGAAGCGCGGACGGGCAGCGTCGCTCCCTGGCTGCGCACTCAGGAGGACGGTGGCGTGGTGCATGCCAACCGGCGCGTGGTGGCTATCCCTGGCCCCTCGGCTGCTGGGCAGGCTGCTGGCTCAGGGAAGCGCACCAGGCTGGTAGCTGGACGCTTCAAGTTGGGGGCGGTGCAGGTGGCCCACCCTGCGCTACATGGCGGACGACGACAGAAGAACGCCATCGCCATCGCCGTGGCCCGCAAGCAGGGCAAGACGGTCGTGCTGCTCACCAGACCGAGGGGTGGCCAGGGGCTGTTCAGCATCAGTGGTGGCAAGCGCAAGCTGAAGACGCGGCTGCTGTACGACGTGTCACGTGGGTCTGTGCGGGTGAAGCCCGAGCCCACCTTGGAGCGCTCAGTGGCAGCAGTAAGGCCCAAGGTCGAGCACATGATGCAGGCTGCGCTCACGCAGCAGATGCAGCGGCTCAGCATCGGCACGTAGCGTTGCAGCATACGTGGAATGCAGCCCTAACTGTAAATTCCAAAGGTACTGTAACGCTGTACGCCCAGGTGTGCCGTTCAACATTGCGACCGCGGCCTCTCACGACAATCTGACTTTCCTCGCGGGGTTAACCAAGCACCGTTAACCGTTAACCGCTCTCCTCGGCCGGCCCCCGCCGGCGTTGTATGCCCCAGCGAACAATCTCACGCGCCGAGCTCGCGAAGCTCGCTGGCGTTTCCAAAGCCGCGATCACCAAGCAGTGCGCGAAGGGTCTCGCGGCAGCCGCCGCTGGCGACCGCGTCGACCTCGACCATCCGGCTTGCCGGGCATGGTTGGCGTCTCGTGGAGTAGAAATCCCCAAGGCCACCCGGGCCCCGACCAGGCAGTCGAAACCCGAGCCGGAGCCGCCGCCGGCACCGCCGAAGGTCGCGGATGGGCGCCCGAAGCGAGCAGAGAAACCGACTGCGCGACGACCTGAAGCCGGCGAAGGCGAGCTGCAATTCGACGGCTCGCCCGAGGAGCTTGAGCGGATCGCAGAGCTGCTTCGGCCGATGCTCGAGCGGTTCGGCACCGAGAGCACTTTCCGTGATTGGTTGCTAGCGCTCAAGGAAATCGAAGTCATCCGTGAGAAGCGCCTTGGCAACGAAGAGACCGAAGGCGAGCTCATAGCGCGCAGCCTCGTGCGCACACACGTGTTTGGTCGCATCGAAGCCTGCAATCGCAGGCTGCTCGGTGACTTGCCCAAGACGCTCGTTGCTCGAGTGTACGCGCTGGCGAGCACGGACACACCGCCCGAAGTCGCTGAGGATGTGGTGCGCGATCTGATCAGCTCTCAGCTCGATCCCATGACGCGCGAAGTTGAGCGTGCAATCGGTGCCAACCGAACCGACTGAGGACCAGCTACTCTTTCTCGATCAGCAGTTCGGCGCGCTCACGACAAGGATGGTGTTCAAAACACCGTCCGAGTGGGCGGAGTCTGAGCGCTATCTTCCGCAGGCCGCGGCGGCGATGCCCGGGCCGTTCCGTTTTGCGGTAACTCCCTACTGGCAGGAGGTTGTTGATTGCCTGAGCGTCACCTCGCCCGTGCGCGAAGTGGCGGTCATGAAAGGCGCGCAGGTCGGCTTCACGACCGCAGTGCTCGAGAACTTCATCGGTTACTCGATCGCGCACGTGAAGACCGCCGCGATGATGTACGTCACAAGTGACGACAGCCTCGCGAAGACGCGCATCGACTTGTCGATCATCCCGATGCTCGAGGAGTCGGGCCTCGCGCATCTGATTCAGTCGTCGGACGTCGGCAACGCCCGCAAGACCGGAAAGACCGCCAAAAAACTAGAATGGGCTGGTGGCGGCGCCCTACTGCCCAACGGCGCCAAATCGCCGAACAAGTTTCGGCAGCAGCCGATCCGGTTCATGTGCCGGGACGAGGTCGACTCTTGGCCTCTCGTCGTCGGTAAAGACGGCGACCCAATGAAGTTGTCGGCGGCTCGCTGCAACTCCTTCGAGAAGAGTTACAAGCTACTCGACGGGTCAACACCGAACGAGGAGGGCACGTCGCGGATCGCCGATCGCTTCCGCCGGGGTGACCAGCGCTATTATTTCATCAGGTGTCTTCGCTGCGGTTTCCCGCAAGTGTTGCGGTGGAATCGCACCGACAACCTGACAGGCTCCGTCTCCGGAATTTGGTGGGAGACAGACAAGGGTGAAGGTGAAACGCGTATCGTTACCCCAGGGTCGGTGCACTACATCTGCGAAAACGCAGGATGTGGTCACAGGCACACCAACGACGACAAGCTCAAGCTGCTCGCACCGGCAAACGGAGCGAAGTGGAAGCCGACTGTACAGCCGCAGCACGAGCAGCTGCGCAGCTATCACCTGAGCGGCTTGTATTCGCCGCCTGGGATGCGCACATGGGAAGCGATCGTTCGCGATTTTCTTGAAGCGTGGGACCCCGAAAGGAACGTAGCCCGAAGCGTCAAGAAGCTGCAGGTGTTCTACAACAACGACCTGGGCGCTCCGTTCAAGCCGCAGGGTGACCGCGTTCGGTTCGAAGCCGTTTCGCCGCATCGACGCATCGGTATCTACAAGTTCGGAGAAATTCCGAACAAGTGGGCAAAAGAGCACGCGGGCGGCCCGATTCTTCTGCTCGTCTGCACGGTAGACGTGCACGGTGACAACCTCGCCGTATCTGTGTTCGGTTGGTGCACCGGGGGTCGAGCCTTTCTCATCGATTATTGGCGTTACGCCGGCGATACGGAGCAAACCGACAGTCCAACGACTTGGGGCAAGCTGCGCGAACTCATCGAGAGCAAGGAATACAAGGCTGACGACGGCAAGCGGTACCGGATCGAACTCACGCTCATCGATTCAGGTCATCTAACGGACCAAGTCTATCGCTTCGCCGCTGATTGCGGCGCCGGCGTGTTCCCGATCAAGGGGCGCGAACTGCCGCCGAAGGGCGCGAACCTCAAAGAATTCTCGGAATTCACGACCACCATGGGCACCATCGCCTACGGCATCACGGTCGACATCTACAAGGACCGTTGGAGCGCGCGCTTGCGCCGCAGTTGGATCGGCGATGGGCTGCAACCGCACGGGCACTTCAACGCGCCACAAGACGTCGTCGACGATCAGCTGAAAGAGCTTACGGTCGAGGTCAAAGTCGAGAAGCGCGACGCTGTCACGAATGAGCGCATCGGGACTGAATGGCGCCGGCCAAGCGGCGCAAAAAACGAGCTATGGGACTGTCTTGTGTACGCCAACGCGGCACTCGAGATGATCGCTCACGACTATTGCGTGAAGCAGAAAAAGCGCGAGTTCGTGGACTGGGATGAATTCTTCTCGGCTTGCATCGAGCAGCAACTTTTCTTCTACGAAGCCCCAAACTGAACAATGGCCGACTCCTGCGACGAGACGCTTTCGACGCAGCTCGCGGCGTTCAAGCTTCAGCTCGCGTCGCTCAACACGGCGATCGCGAAGGTCGCTGTAGACGGGATGGCCAGCTACCAATTCGACAGCGGGCAAACGCGTCACCTTGTGACCAGACTGAATCTCACCTCGATGCGTGAGCACGCCGCGTGGTTGTTCAATCAGGTCACCATGCTTGAGTCGATGCTCTGCCGCACCGGATCGACGCACGTAGTGCCAGGCTTCTGATGTACATCGTCGACGTCGTAAAGAGCTGGTTTCGGCCGAAAGTTCCGAAACTAACGCTCGGGCAACTCCCCGATGTCCGTTTCTCGTGGGATGACGGTTCCAAGTTCGCCGGCGGATTCGGCGCGACTGAAGTCCTGATTCCGGACTACTGGACCCTTCGGCGCCGCAGTGCGGAGCTGTACGAAAAAAACCTGTACGCCCGCGGCCTGATTCGCCGTCTCGTCACGAACGAAATCAACGTCGGGTTGCACCTCGAGGCCACTCCAGAGGAGGCGATCCTCGGTTTCGCTGAGGACGAGCTCGCGGACTGGACCGAAGAGACGGAGAACCGCTTCTCGCTTTGGCGCTCCAACGCATGGCTCTGTGACCAGGGCGAAAAGCTAACGTTCGGTGCGCTCCAAGCGATCGCGCGCACCGAAGCGCTCGTCGCCGGCGATGTGCTTGTGCTGCTGCGTCAGGACCCCCGCACGCAGCTCCCGCGCGTGCAGCTGATCAACGGGGAGGCCGTCCAGACTCCAATTGAAGCAAGCCCTCAAGGCGGGAACGAAATCAAGCATGGTGTTGAGGTCGACTCGATGGGTCGCCAGGTGGCCTATTGGGTGCGGCAGCCCGACGGTACGTCGAAGCGGCTACCGGCTTTCGGGGAAAAGTCTGGGCGCCGGCTAGCTTGGCTGCTTTACGGCACCGACAAGCGCATGGACGACGTCCGCGGCAAGCCGTTGCTGTCGCTCGTCCTGCAAAGCTTGAAGGAGATCGATCGCTTCAGAGACAGCACGCAACGCAAGGCGTTCATCCTCAGTTGCCTCGCGATGTATATCGAGAAGGGCGAGGACGCTGTGTCGTCCCGTCCGCTGACACGCAGCGCAACCAAGAATGGTGTCGAGGTCGCTTCCTCGGAGTCTTCTGGTCCAGATCGCGCATTCAGAACCGCCCAGCACGTTCCAGGGCTCGTGATCGAGCAGCTGCAAAAAGGCGAAAAGCCTCAGGCTTTCCAGTCGAACGGCACCGTCGAGACGTTCGGTGTGTTCGAAGCCGCGATCATCCAGGGAATTGCGTGGGCGCACGAGATGCCGCCCGAGATTCTGCTGCTCTCTTTCAACTCGAACTACAGCGCTTCGCAGGCCGCCATCAACGAATTCAAGATGTACCTGAACAAGGTTCGTCAGGAATTCGGAGACAACTTCTGCCAGCCGATTTACACGGAGTGGCTCCTAGCTGAGACGCTTGCTGGGCGCGTGCGAGCAGACGGCTTCATTGAAGCTTGGCGCGATTGGTCGAAGTTCGACATCTTCGCGGCGTGGACATCTAGCGATTGGACCGGGCAAATCAAGCCGTCGGTCGACATCATGAAGATGGTCAAGGGGTACGCGGAAGCCGTCAAAGAAGGCTTCATGACCCGTGATCGCGCGGCGCGCGAAACGTTCGGGACTAAGTTCTCGAAGAACGCGCCAAAGCTAAAGCGAGAAAACGAGCTGATCGCTGCTGCGAACGCCCCGCTTGCTGCCCTGGAAGCCGCCACAAAAGCGCCAAAGCAGCCAGCGGCCGACGAGAGCAAACCACAAGACGATTTCGCCGAAGGCCAAGATGCGCTCGACGCACTCGAGGATATCGAGCTCGCCCGCACGCGCCTTCGCCTCGAGAGAGCCGCCTAAAAATGCTTCAAATGTTCCTGCGCCCGGACGTCGCCGAGAAAATCGGTCGGCTGTACAAGTCGGGCCTCTCTCTTTCGATCAAGCAACGCGAGGACTTCAACGCCGCGCTCGCTGCGCGCCCGCGTTACTCGGCTACAGTCGAAGGCGCTCGAGCCGCGTCCTCGTCCGATCCTGAAAACTACGCAGTTGTCGGTACCGTTGCGCAAATCCGCGTCGCGGGCGTGCTCTCCGAAACGCCCGACTTTTGGGCGTGGCTGATGGGTGAAGATCAGACCTGCTATCAGGACATTCGCGACTCCTTCGCGCTCGCCGGAGCCGATCCGAACGTCCAGAGCGTGATTCTCGACGTACACAGCCCCGGCGGCTACTGCGACGGAATGTTCGACACGCTCTCGGCGATCGAGGCGTTTGGCAAGCCGATCGCTGTGCAGGCGTCGCTAGCGTGCTCCGCCGCCTACGCACTAGCCGCCATGGCAGGGCCAATCACCCCGCTAGGTCCAGCGTCCGAGTTCGGCAGCATTGGAGTCGTGCAGACCTACAGCTTCTGGGCCGACCAGGAGATCATCAATGTGACGAGTACGCCGGCGCCGAACAAGCGCCCGGACCCCCGCACGCCCGATGGCAAGGCGGTCATCGTGGCGGAACTCGATGCCTGCCACGAGCTGTTCGCTGATGCGATCGCTCGGGGGCGCACCAATGCCACTGGCATGCAGTTCACGGTCGAGCGCGTCAACAGTGACTTCGGCCGCGGCGCCACGATGCTGGCCGCGGCGGCCTTCGAAGCTGGACTCATCGACAAGAAGCCAAAGAAGCCTAAGCGCGGCACCAAGGCCTCCGGTGACGATGAAGTCGAGGTTGACCCGACCCCCGCGTCAAGAGTTGCGGCCGCCAACAATGGCGCGCCTGCACCGCAGCAGCCCCCGTCGGTCTCGGCCGCCGCGGAGCCGCCACCATCACCGCCCCGGGAACCCGGGCACGAAAGCAGAAAGACCAAAATGAACGAGAAAGAACTGCTCGCGCAGCACCCGGAACTTCACGCGGCGGTGCTGGCTCAGGGCGTCACTCAAGAGCGCGATCGCGTCTGCGCCCACCTCACCATGGGCGAAGCATCTGGCGACATGCCGACGGCAATTGCCGCCATCAACGCCGGCACCGCAATGACCGCAACCCTGCAAGCCAAGTACATGGCTGCTGGGATGAACCGCGCATCGCGTGGTGCTCGCCAGGACGATTCTGACGCCGCTGGCGCAGTTGTCGCCGGCGCTTCCCCGGCGGCTGCTGCCGCAGCTACTCCCGAGGCTTCCTCGGAAGACAAGGGCGACAAGGTCGCTGACGAAATCGATCGCCAACTCGGCCGCACCAGCAAGAAGGTGGCGTAATGCCCGCAAACAGCATGACCGTCACTGACATCGAGGTCAGTGCCGTCGCCCTTCGTGACGAAGAATTTCGCGACGAGGTGTTCACCGCGGCTAGCGCGAAGACCTTTCCCGCAGGAACAATCTTTGCGCGCGACAGCGTGAGCTTGAAGCTCGTGGTGTTTGCCAAAGGCGGTTCGACCAACCAAAACGGCATTCCCAAAGCCGTTTTGACCTATCCGCTCACTACGACCGGCGCGGCTGACTACAAGGTCCGCGCGCTCGTGAAAGGCACCGTAGACAAGTCGAAGCTCATCATCGACGTGGACGGTACCGGCGTGAACATCGACGGCGCGGTGCTCGACCAGCTGCGTGACTACGACATCATCCCGATCGATGTGAATCACATCGCAGGTTTCGACACCCACGACTGATTGACACTCTGGGGCGGCGCTCCCGTTTACGGAGTCGGCGCCGCCCTCAAACAACCCAACTCGTTTTGACGGGTACGCATCGCCCATTGGCGTTCGTGCGTTCTCCGTACCGCAATAAGGAACAATCCCAATGAGTGATTCATCCACCCGACGGATGATCGAGGCGTACACGGATGAAGCTCCGGCGCCGATGTACCTGTCGAGCCAGTTCCACACCGGTCCGCGCCAAATCCACAACACGGAAGAGGTCGAGATCGACGTACAGCGCGACTCGGAAGAAGTCGCTGTCGTAATTCAGGACCTTTCCACCGGCGCGCGCCAAAACGCCGACGGAAAATTCACCAACAAGAGCTTTCGCCCGCCGTTGTTCAACGAGGAAGGAACGATCACGTCGTTCGACCTCCTGAAGCGTCAGCCGGGCGTGGTTCCGTTCGAAGACCCGGTATTCCAAGCGACCGCGATCGTCAAGGCGTTCAGCATTTTCCGGAAGCTGGGCAACAAGGTCAATCGCGCTGTCGAACTCATGTCCTCGCAGGTCTTGCAGACCGGCGAACTGCATTTGTTCGATGACGCGGGAGTCGAACTGTACACCTTGGACTTTCAGCCGAAGTCCACGCACTTCTTCACCGTCGGCACGACGTGGGCGGCCAACGGATCGACCGGCGATCCGATGGGTGACCTGGCTGCATTGGCGGCCATTTTGCGCAAGGACGGACGCAAGCGCCCGGCCAAGCTCACCTTCGGCGCCGGCGCATGGCAGCGCTTCACCAAGAACGCAGACGTCAAGGCTGCGATCGCCAGCATCGGTATGCAGGACTTGGTCAAGCTTGCCGTGCCCTCCGCTGAGGCAGGTCCACAAGATGCGACGTTCGCCGGCACCATCGTAGTGCAGAACTACCGGTTCGAAATGTGGCTGTACGACGGGTCGTACATTCATCCGCAGACCAAGGTGCTGACGCCGTACGTCGCCGACAACAAGGTCATCATGACGTCGCCCAGCGCGCGCATGGACCTATCGTTCGGTGGCATCCCGCGCATCGTTGCTCCCGATCCGCGTGTGCTCCCGTACCTGCCGACTCGCATGAGTGGCAACGGGTTCGACCTGTCCACGTACGCGTGGATCACCCAAGACGGTCAGCACCTGAAGGTGTCGGCTGGCACGCGACCGCTAACCATCCCCGTCGCAATCGATACCTTCGGTTGCATCACCGTGTTCTGAGCGATTTGGGGGCGCCTCTGCGCGCCCTCACTTTACTCGCATCAACCGATTGGTGATTCGAATGGCAGATCTCAGCAAAAAGCAACTCTCGGAACGCGCCCTGGCGCTTGGTGTCCAACTCAGCGCCGAAGTGAAGACGGATGGTCTGAACCATGCGCAACTCACTGCGCTAGTTGCCGATCTGGAGTCTCAGGTGAAAGAGAAGGCTCGAGCCGCCGTGGTTCTCGATGGCACCGAGAAACTTCCCGAAGGCTACACGCGCCCCTCCGTGGACGAATTCGTGGCGAAGGGATATCGTGCCGAGAACTACGAAAATTACTTCGCGGAATACGAGCATGGACTGCTCGTGGATGCGGCGCTAGCAAAGCAAGCGGACGCGCAGTCGTCGAGCATCGCTCGCGCTGCTGACGCTCAGGGCCAGCCGAGTGATCGGCGCTACGTACTCGCCCAAAACAAGTCCATTCACTGCCTGCGGGGCGTGCTTGGTGAGGGCGAAGAGGTCTTCGCTGCCGACATCATGCACAACGGCGCCGAGCGTCTCGCCCAACTAGACGCCGAAGGCCACTTCGTCAAGTGAGCCTCGCTGATATCGCAGCCGCCGACATTCAGGCGATCCTGAACGCCGACGGCTGCGTCGTCACCCTCCAAGAGCCCGGCGGCAGGACGGCCGAGCTCCGCGGCATGCAGGCGGACATCGCCCACGCGGTCGATCCCGAGACGGGCAAGACGGTGAGCCTGCGGCGCTGCTCGGTGGCGCTGTCGATGCGCGACCTGGCGCTCGTCAACATGGAGCCGGTCCGTGTGCTCGACGCCGACAAGTCGAAGTGCTGGCAGGTGACGTTCGCTGAGACCGTCGGCTGCCAGTCGCAGACGTTCACGATCGCCGAGACGATTCCCGATCGCACGCTCGGCTGCCTCGTCCTGATTCTCGAGTTCTTCGAGCTCGCTCCGCCGCCCGGATAGCTAAATGACGATCGCGACTATCCCGTCGAAGATCACCACCCTGATCGATCGGCAGGACAACTCCGAGCTGATTTGCTACCAAATCGGGGCAATTCTTCTCGCCGAGTCGCTGTCGCAGCAGGCGATGGCGAAAGCGGCTAGCAAGAACGAGAAGCTCTGGAAACTCCGCGTTTTCGTCGAGCGCTCGAACGCGTGGGAGATGTGGTCCGACGCCCCGAGCGCGGGCAAGCCGAAGCCCGATTTCGACCGCTCGCCCATCGTCAACGTGTCGTTCGACCAAGAGGCGTTCGACAAGTCGAAGGGCGACCCGCACGAGCGCCAAGCCGCCGACGGGACGTTCTTAATTGACTGTTTTGGCTTGGGCCTGACTGCCGACAACCCAAACGGGTTGGGCCACTTCACCGGTGACGAACTCGCCGCAATCGAAGCGAAGCGGGCTTACCGCCTCGTGCGCACGATCCTCATGTCGGCGCACTACATCACCCTCGGCTTTCCAATGGCCAAGGGTGAGAACAAAGTCATTTGGGGCGGACGTTGGGTCCAAAGCATTCAGATGTCGCCCGTCGGCCCCAGTGAGCGGGTCGCGCAGCACATCGTAGGCGCGCGCGTCTCGCTCGCCGTCACGTTCAACGAGTTCTCCGAACAAGTTCAGGGCGCGCCGCTCGAGCTCATCTCGTCGTCGTTCATGCGCGCCGAAACCGGCGAACTCCTGTTCACCGCAGACTTCCCGATTTCCCAGGAGCCTGAGAATCCATGACTCAGATCGATAGCACCGCCATTGCCAGCGTCCTTGGCATCGACGTCCAATACAAGGCCTTGGCGGGTGGTTCTCGCGCCGTCCTGCCGCCGCGCATTGCAGTGTTTGCTCAGGGGCAAACCGGCGTTTCGTTCCCTGCTGCCAAGCAGGAGCTCACGAGCGCTGGCGCCGCGGGCGCGCTCTACGGCTACAAGTCGGCCATCTACCTCGCGATGCGCGAGCTTTTTCCGTCCAACGGTGATGGCGTGGGCACCATCCCGGTCACCGTCTATCCGATGACGGACGCGGTCGGCGCGACCGCTGCCACGGGCGACCTCACCCCCTCTGGCACAGCAGCCTTTGCGGCGGACTACGTCGTTCGCGTCGGCGGAGTGGCGTCGAAGTCGTTCGGTATCCCGGCCGGCGCCATCGACGTCAATCTGACTCTGGCCAAGATCGGGTTCGCGATGAACTCCGTGTTGCACATGCCGGTCACGACGTCGTTCGCCTACGGCACGCCTACGGCTTCCGCGCTGTCTGGTACCGGCAACGGCACGATCGGTGCGCTCTCTGTCGTTGGTCCCGCGCTGCCCGGCGCCTATAAGCTCGTGCTGAACACCGCGGTGGTGAACGGTGGCGTGTGGACGCTCACCGACCCGCTCGGCAATGTGCTCTCGCGCACTCTGACTCAGACGGTCGGCGCCAGCGCTGCAACCGTGTTCACGGTCAACGGCCTGAGCTTTACCATCACGGACGGCTCGACCGACTTCGGCGTCGGCGCGACGTTCACGATCACCGTGCCGGCGACGAAGATCAACTTCACGGCAGGCTGGAAGGGCACGATGGGGAACCTCATGAAGATCGAGGTCCTCATGCAGCAGACCGGCGTCGTGTTCGCCGCGACAGCGATGAACGGCGGCCTCACCGACCCGGACCCCACCACTCAGCTCGGTTGGGTTGGCAACGTTTGGGAGGTGTTCGGTCTGAACACCCTGCCGGTCGCCAACACGAACGCGCTCGACGCCTACCAGAACTTCGGTGATGGGCGTTGGGGGACGACCGTCCACAAGCCGATCGTCTTCTTCACCGGCACGATCCACAGCACGGTCGACCAGGCGTCCGCCGTGAGCTCGACGCGCAAAACGGACCGGATCAACTCGATCATCGCTGCCCCGGACTCACCCACCCTGCCTTTGGTGGTCGCCGCTCGAGCGCTCGCGCGCATTGCCGTGCAAGCCGCCTCCAACCCAGCACTCGACTATTGCGGGCTGCCGATCACGAGCGCGGGACAGGGCGTTGTCCCTGGCTCCGACGCGGCGCAATGGGACTTCCCGACGCGCAACCAAGCCAACTTGGCGGGGTGCTCGACCACCTCGATCGAGGACAAGGTCGTGGTGCTCGAGGACATCTTGACGTGTTACGCGCCCACTGGCGAGGAGCCTCCGGCTTACCGCCACGTGAAGGACCTCGTGAAGATCATGAATATTATCTTCAACGAAGCCCTGATCTTCGGCGGTCCGAAGTGGCGCCGCGCGGTGCTCATTCCGTCCGACCAAGCGACGTCAAACCCGGACGCGCGCAAGCCGTCCGCAGCGATCGCCGAAATCTCCGCGCTCGCGGATGACCTCGGTTTGGCGGCGCTCATCAGCGACCCAGCGGCTACCAAGAAGTCGACAACGGCGCGCATCGCTGCTCCGAATCGAATCGACACCAAGTCTACTTGGTACATCTCGGGAAACACGAAGCAAAAGGCCGTCACGCTCGAGTTCTCGTACTACATCGACCCGCAGACGCTGGTCGCCTAACAACCAATCACCGCGCGTCGCGGCCTGACCCCTGAGCGCCCAGCTGCGCAGTCGGGAAGGCCGCGGTGTGCCCGCACTTCCCCCACGCACGAGCGAGGATTCAAATGGCAGCAGTAGGTGGTTCGATCAAAGGCATCGAGATCGACGGGCGCCCGTTCGCCGTCGCGACCGATGCGGACGCGAAGGTGAAGCTCGGCGGCAAGAAGGTGGCCGTCGAAGCCAACGGTGATGGCACGGTCCGAGTGCTCGGCACGGTTGAGCCGTGGTCGGTCAGCGACATCACGATCACAATCGACAACGACAAGGCTGACAACGAGTTCCTGCAGGACAAGGCCGACGCGATGGAGATCGTGCCCTGCACAATCACGTACATCGACGGCACCACCTACCAGGGCAAGGGCATCGTCGCGGACGATCACGACTTCAGCACCGCCAAGGCAACCACGAGTATCACGCTCATGGGCCAGGGCAAGCTCACGCCGCAGTAAAGCGGCTGTTTGAAGAAACGGACGAGGGTAAATCATGGCTGAATTGCGTGTTGCGGTGGAAGCCGCTGAAAAAGAGTTCGAGCGGCTGTGCACGTTGCGGCGCATCGACATCGACGAAGACGGGCTGACCAAAAAGGAGCTCACATCGCTCAAGAAGCTCCGCGCGAAGATCGTGAAAGAGATCTCCGTGGGGACGCTCGTCGTCGGAGAAGACGGCACGGCGACGTACACGCCGCCCGTGGACGGCGCCAAGCCGCTAACGTTCCGGATGGCCAAGGGCGCGACCTTCATGGCGATGGACGACGGCAAAGAGCAGGGCGAACAGCACATGATGATCGCCATGCTCGCCGACCTCACCGGATGGCCGAGGGGCGAATTGTCGAAGCTTGCGGCGCCCGACTACACGTTCTGCGCAGCGTTGGTCGGCCTTTTTTTGGGGTAAGGGTCGTCGACCTAATCGTGCGCAACGGCGTCGATGCGCGGCTCGAGAGAGACAGAAAAACCGGCGCCGAGTGCCATAGGCTGGTTCCCGTCTACCGCGAGATGTTGCTGCAGATATGCAGTGACTATCCAGGTTTGCCCGACCCACGAACGTTGTCGATGCAGGAGATTCGGTTCTTCTACAACGGCATTCGCGAAGCACTCAAAAAGCACACGAAAGCGTAAGTGTCTCGCTTCTCAATCGAGGCCCTTTTCAAGGGCAACGACCAGGTCTCCGCGGTCATCGCGAAGATCCGCTCGAACGTGTCCGGCTTCAGTGTTGGTGCGTCCAAAGCGATCCACGGCATTGCCGAGGCCAATGAGAAGATCGGCGCGAGCTTTGAGGCCGTAGCGCACAAGGCGATAGCGGCAGGCGCTGTGATCGGTGCTGCCGTCGGCGCCGGCCTGCATCACGTGGTGCATTCCGGCGCTGAGTTCGAGCAGTCGATCACGAACGTCGGCGCGGTCATGGGTAAGACCCGCGCGCAGATCTCGGAGCTCGAACAGTCAGCGCTGAGCCTCGGTGTAACTACGCAGTTCTCGGCGTCCGAAGTCTCCGAAGCGATGGAGTTCATGGCCCGCAAGGGCTTTGACGCCGAGGAAATCCTGCAGGGCATTCCCGGCGTTTTGAACGCGATCGCGGCCTCCGGAGAGGGCATGGCCGAAGTCGCGACCGTCGTTGGTAGCGCAATCCGCGGTTTCGGCTTGGAGGCGAAGCAGGCTGGCTACGTCGCGAACGTACTGGCCTTCACCGCGGAAAAGACCGGCGCCAAGATCACCGACATGGGCACGGCGCTCGCGATCGCGGCGCCAACTGCTCAGGCCCTCGGCGTGTCGATCGAAGACACCGCGGCGGCGGTAGGCTTGCTGCAGAAGACGGGTATCGACTCGTCGACCGCGGGCAGCGCGGTCGCCACCATGCTCGCCAAAATCTCCCACCCCTCAAAGGAGGCGGCGGACAAGATGAGGGCGATGGGGGTCAAGTTTCAGGACGCGAAGGGCAACATGCTCTCGTTCCGCGACGTCCTCGGCCAGTTCGTGAAAGCCGGCGACAAGGCTGGCGGCAACATGAGCAAGATGAGCTTCTTTGCCGAGCTCGTCGGGTTGCGCGGCGACAAGGCGGCGCTCGGGCTCGAGCGCATGGCCTAGTCCGGGGAGTTCGACAAGCTGCTCGAGAGCCTCAAGAACACCGGCAATTACGCCGAAAAGGTCGCACAGATCCGCCTCGACACCACGATGGGCAGCTGGAAACTGCTGCTCTCTACGATTGAAGTGCTCGAAGTGAAGCTCTTCCAGCTGAAGAGCGGCGCGCTTCGGCAAGTCATCGACCAGGTGAACGCGTGGATCCAGGCGAATCAGGAACTGATCGTCACTCGGGTCAGCGACTTCATCAAGAGCATTGCCGACAACATGCCGAAGATCGTGACGTGGGGAATGCGCATTCTGAAGATCATCGCGGTCTTCATGGCGTTCTCGGCGGCCGTCAAGACGGCGAACGCCGCGATCAACATCGCCAACTTCGTCGCGAGCAATCCCTACGTCGCGCTCGCCCTAGCCATCGTCGCCGCGATCGCGCTGATCGTCGCATACTGGCCCGAGATCTCGGCGTTCTTCTCTCGTCTCTGGACGACGATCAAGGAAGGCGCCGCGGCGGTCGGTGCCTGGTTCTCGAACCTCTGGCACAAGGTTTCGGATGCCTTCCTGAGTGTTTGGAGACCGGTCGCGTCGTTCTTCAGCGCCTTCTGGGACGGCCTCAAGTCGACCGTGCGTGGCGTAGTCGACTTCATCGTCGGCATTTGGACGCTCGAGCTTTATGCGCTGAGCACGGTCATGCGCTTCGTCGTCAATCTGTTCAGGCCGATGTGGGAGCCGATTGTCGCTTTTTTCACTTGGTTGTGGGGTGTCGTCGGAACGGCGTTCTCACTCGCATGGGACGCAATCGTCGCGGTCGCCAACGTCTATATCGAGGATATCAAGGCGATCTGGGGGCCGTTGTCGGCGTTTTACAGCGCGCTCTGGCAAGGCGTGAAGACGGTATTCTCGTTCTGGTGGGGCGGGATCGTACAGACGGCAAAGGATCTTTATGGCGTGTTCGTCGCCATCTGGACACCACTGTCCACGTTCTTTGCTGGGCTGTGGAGCACAATCTCTAATGCGTTCGAAACTGCATTGGGGTGGGTGATCGGCAAAGTCGAGGCCATCGTTTCCGGCATCGAGCGCGCAATCAAGTTCGTGCAAGGTGTTGGTCACGGAGTCACGGAAGGCGCGCTTGGCGGTGGTGAACAAGGTGCGTCGCCCAGCGAAGGCAGTGGGCCGCAAGTGGTCACGCCAGCCGAGCGCGCGGCTGGCTCCGGTCAATTCAACGGCGAGATCGCCGTGCGCGCCGAGGGCGGATCGGCCGCACGCGTTGTGAGCCAGTCCAAGGGCGGCGTGAGCCTCAACCTCACGCCCAGCGGTGCTTTCTGATGCCCGACCTCGGACCCGTATCGAGTGTCGCCTCGAAGCTGATTGGCTTCGGTGGTCAAAGCAGCTGGCGCGATCGGCTCAAGGAAGCGGCATACACGTCACCCGTCACCGGTACGCGTGTGCCGTTTGCGTACACCGACGTCGGGCGCAGCTTCGACGTCCGCGGCACAGCCTTCGACTTTCCCGGCGTCAGCGATTCTTATGTGCAGCAGACTGGGTATAGCTCGCGCAAGTATCCAATGGTCTGTTTCTTCGGCGGGAAGAACTGCGACCTGCTCGCCGGCGGCTTCGAAGCGGCGCTGATGGAGCCAGGGATTGGGCGGCTCGAGCACCCTCTCTACGGCACGATCGCGGCCCTGCCGTTTGGTACCGTCGAGCGAAACGACGCGCTGGTCACGGCCTCAAATCAGAGCGTCGTCACGGTGACGTTTTGGACCAGCATCCCCGCGATCTACCCGGACGACACGAGCAGCGGTACCGGCGACATCGAAGGCTTGCTCGATCTTTTCAATGCTGCCGTCGCCGCGCAGTTCTTGTCGAACACCAACCTACTCGCCACGGTGCGGAAGCAGGCGGCCATTGGCACGCTCAAGGGATTGCTGAAGAAGGTCAAGGCGGCGCTAGGAAAGATCTCCGATTCTATTGCCGATGTCCGCAACGGCTTTGGCAAAGGATTGGCCGCGGTCAACGGCGGAATGGATGTGCTCATTGGCAACCCGCTGGCGCTTGCGCTGCAGATTTCGAACCTGATCCAGGCGCCGGGACGGGCGCTCGCTGGCATCGCCTCGCGCTTGGACGCGTATGCGCGGCTCGCCACGGAGATCTTCGGCTCCAGCGCAGGCAGTCCAGCGAAAGCGCTCAGTTCGGCGTCAGTTCTCGCGGGGCATCAAGCGGAAGTAGCCAACGACTTCCACATCGCGAGCCTCTTCTCGATGAACGCCGTCGCGGGGTCAGTGGTCACCGCGATTTCGCAGCCGATCAAGGCGCCAACCGTCGCGCTTGCGGCGGGCTTCAGCAATCGAACGCAGATCCTCTCGACAGCTGCTGCGGTGCTCGAGCAAATGGACGCGCTCGTGGCTTGGCGGGACGACGGGTTTGCGGCACTCGGCCCCATCGGCGATGCCAGCCAAGCCATCGACACCGGCGAAGCCTACGCCGCGCTGCAGAACGTAGTGGCGAAGACGGCTGGCTACCTGATTCAAGCGTCGTTCTCGGCGCTGCCGGAGCGCGCTGTGGTCCTGACCCGCCCGCGCACCGTCATCGACTTGTGCGCCGAGCTCTACGGCACCGTCGACAAGGACGGGAAGCTCGACCTGCTGATCACGAGCAACGACCTCACTGGTGATGAGCTGCTCGAGCTGCCGGCGAGCAAACGCATCGTCTACTACCCGACTGCGGCCTGATGCTCGACGAGAAAATCGAGCTGGTGATCGCCGGCAAGAAGTTCGCAAACTGGCTCGATCTCGAGGTCACGCTGTCGGTCGACAAGTTCGATTCGATTCGATTCTCGGCTCCGTTCGAGCCATCCCGGAAGGAATTTCGCACCCTATTCCGGCCCTTCTCGTACCAGCCTGTGCAGGTCCTGCTGAACGGCGACCCGCTGTTCACTGGGACGATGCTGACGCCGGACCCGAGGATAGACCGTGATTCGAAGACGGTGTCGGTGTCCTGCTACGCCTTCCCCGGCATGCTCTGCGACTGCACCGCGCCAACCGGCGAAGGCTACAAGGGGCGCCGGCCGAAAGGCGCAATCAAGACGCAGTTCACCAAGATGACGCTGCAGGCGATCGCGCAGCAGCTCTGCGACCCGTTCGATTTGGACTGCGAGTTTCGCGGCGACCCGGGCCCGAAGTTCGATCGGGTCAGCATCGAGATCGAAAAGAAGATCCACGCCTTCCTCGTCCCTCTCGCGCAGCAGCGCGGATTCGTGATTACGAATACCGAGGCGGGGAAGGTGCTGTTTTGGCGCACCATCAAACGCGGCGCGCCGGTCGTGCAGTTCGTCGAAGCCGTCCCGCCGTTGACGAAGGTGAGCGCAAACTTCTCGCCCCAGGACTTCTACAGCCAAATCACTGGCTACGCCCCGGCGTGCAAAGGCAAAAAAGGCGGCGTCACGGTGGCGTTGAACCCGCACCTCGGAACGCGCCTCGACTCGGGCGCGCCAATCAACGAATACCGTCCGATATCGAAGAAGTTCAACGACACCGAGCGCGCGGATGCTCCCGATTCGGCGAAAGCCATGATGGGGAGAATGTTCGCGAACATTGTGAGCTACACGATTGACGATCTCCCCACCTGGCGAGATCCGGACGGGAAGCTTTGGGACCCGAACACGAGCCTCACGCTGCTCGCTCCTGGTGCGATGGTTTACCGAGAAACGGAAATGCTCATCCGCGAGGTGACCCTGCGCCAGAGCACGGAAAAGCTCAGTGCATCGCTCAACCTCGTGTTGCCTGGCGCCTTCAGCGGCGAGACCCCGGACGTTTTGCCCTGGGATGAGGCGGACTGATGGCGCATGCGCGAACGGGCGTCGTTCAATCGAGCGAGCGAGTAACCAAAGATGACGGCCGCGAGCTCGTCGAGGTTACGGTCGACGCCGGCGGCGGCGAGCTGCTCACGCTCGAGCACGTCGCGGACGCCGGCGATGATTCTCTGCCGTTGCCCGACGACTTCGCTGGCGCCGCTGACTCGACCGGGCAAGGCGCGCTGCGCTCCGCTGGCTATGCCAACACCAAGACGAAGGGGAAAGCGCTGCCGGGCGAGAAACGCATCTACGCGCGCGACCCCGCCGACGGCTCTGTCGTCTGCGAGATATGGCTGAAGGGCCCAGGCAAGATTGCGATCTCGGCACTCAAGGACGGCGCCGACATCGAACTTTCCACGGCAGTGAGCGGCGGCAAAGTGATCATCAACGGAGTCGTCATCGACAAGGACGGCAGCATCAAAGCCCCGGGTGAAGTCACTGCGATGACGGGCGGCGCGAGTGTTTCGCTCTCGACGCATCTGCACCCGACGGGCGTCGGTCCCACGGACAAGCCCACCCCGGGCACCTGATGCCCCTCAATCTTTCCGCTCTCTCGAGCGGGCTACAGTCGACTTTCGAGAGTCCGCCTGACGGCTACGCCGCGTGCGCGCAGTCGTGGGCAGACGCAGTACAGGGCTGGGCAGCTAGCATCGTACCGGCGTCAACGACGGTCGCCAGCGCAAGTGCTGCGCTAGCCTCATCGCTCGCCGGCGCGTTCGCGGCGCCCTCCGCGATCCCCGGCATGGAGAGCGCGTTCGCAGCGTTCGCGGTGACTGTTGGCGGTGGCATGGCCGGATTCGTGCCCACGCCCCCGCCGGCCCCCGTCGGTTTTGCTGCGCAGTTCGGCGGTGCGAAGCCGCCCACAGCAGCCGCAGCGGCGAGCGCGATCGCCTCGCTGATCAACACGTGGATGAAAACGGGGCTGAGCACTCTCGTCGCTCCACCCAACACTGTCATCCCCTGGTCCTGAATCGAAATGGACGTCCTGATCTTTCAGACGCCAGACGGTGGCGAAATCATCGCGGAAAACGGGCAAATCACCCTTACCGAAGGGCTCGACGTTGCCGCGTACCTGAGCTGCTTCGGAGGGAACTCTGATGACTCTGGACTCTCCGCTGACGATTCAAAGCAGTTCTGGGCGAACTTCGACGAGTCTGATCCGGACAAGCGTTATCGCAGCGAACTGCAGCACGCGCTGAAGACCCTGCCGCTCATCCCGGCAAACCTAACTCGCTTCGAGGACGCAGCGGTCAAAGACCTCTCTTGGATGCAAGAGAGCGTCGCTGATTCGGTCGCTGCGCGCGCCACCATGCCCGGCGTCGACAAGGTCCAGGTCGACATCGCCGTCGTCATCAACGGCGAAAAAACTCTCTTCAGTCTCAAGCCGCCCGGAATCTCCAAGTGAGCCTGCCCACACCATCGACTCAGGAGCTGAGCGGCAACATCTCCGATCAGATTGGCGCGTCGCTCGAGCAGACCGTGCCAATCCTGCCCAAGGCGTTCATCAACGTCCTGGCCAAGGTGCTCGCCGGCCTCGTCGTCATTCTGTGGAAATACTGCGGCTTTATCTTCCTGCAGCTTTTCGTCGCCTATGCGACGGACAAAGAGACGACGATCAACGGCAAGATCGTTCGCCCGCTCGTCGAACTCGGCCGACGCAGTGGCATCGGTGACCCCGAGCCAGCGATACAGGCGCAGCACAAGATCAGCGTCACGGTCACGGTCCAGACCGGCAAGTTGGCGAGCGGCACCGCACTGCTCTTTCCGGCAGCCAACATCATTTATGAGACCGTAGCTGAAGTGGCGCTCGACGCTTCGACGGTTACCGTGAACGTGCGCGCCGTTTCGGACCAATCCGGCGGCGACGGGTCAGGCAGCATTGGAAACCGGCAGAACGGCGATGTGCTCGAGTTCGCCAACCCGCCGCCAAACGTCGTCAGCAAGGCAACGGTTGTTGGTCAGGAAGTCGCAGGCACAGATGCCGAAACCACCGACGCTTACCGCGCGCGCCTGCTTACCAAAACTCAGGGCAAGCCCCAGGGCGGCTGCTACGCCGACTACGTTGACTGGGCGCTCGAAGTTCCGGGGATCATCAACGTCTATCCGTACGCCAGCCCACGCCCGGGCGAAGTCGACATCTACGTCGAGGCGGACCAGGCGAGTTCGGGGAGCGCGGATGGCATTGCCACGCCAGCGCAGATCACGGCGGTTTTCAACGCGCTCCAGTTTATCGACAGCTCTGGGCTTGCTAGCCGCCGGCCCGTAGGCGCCGCGATCAACGTTTACCCGATCACTCGAACAGCAGTTCTCGTCACCGTTGCTGGATTCGACCCTGATGTGCAAGCAACGCGGGAAGCTTTGAAGGCTGGCGTAGACGAGTTCTTGCGCACCCGAGAGCCGTACATCGAAGGGTTGTCGACGTTGCCACGCCGAGACCGCGTCACCGATTCTGCCATTGGTGGCGTCGTGCAAACGATCGTTGATGCCAACGGCGCGAGCGTGACGAAGGTTACCGCTTCGCCTGGTCCGGCATTCACTCTTGGCCCAGGGCAAAAAGCCAAACTGGACCATATCAACTACGCCTGAGCGAGCGCGAAACAGCATGGCACTCGATCCAAAGACTCGCTATCCAGGGCAGGTATCGACGCTCGATCCTGGCTATCCCAATGGCAAGGCGCAGAACATTGTAGTCGTCAACGACGGCACGGGTACACCCTGGGAGCAGGACCTCGTCAACGACTTCCTCGGCTTCGAGCAGGCGCTACTCGATGCCGCGCGCATCACTCCGACGAACACGCCCGACAAGGTCGGCGCGTCGCAATATCTCGATGCCCTTCGAGATGCCTGTCGCCGCGAAATTCAAAAGAAACAAGCTATCAATTGGCCTGAGCGCGGAAGCTTCCACGACGCTGGCGATTTAGTTACGCCTGACGGACCGGTGGACATCGCGTGGGCACCAACGCTCGGAGTCAGTCTCGGCGGACGCTACGTGGTCATCTCTCCGAGCAATACTTCTGGGTTCCGCCCTTGGTCGTCAGAGGATGGCACCGAGTGGGATCACTCGGGGCTGAACAACGCGGCGTATCAGTGCGTTGCATACGGAAAAATCAACGGCGCGCCGGGCTTCCTGATGACCTGGGCTGCGCCGACCGGATACTACACGTCGGTAGACGGTCTCGCCTGGGGCCCTCTCTCTGCGACGGTGCCGGCGCACGCCGTCGCTTGCTGGGCAGAGAGCCTCAGCCTGTGGGTTCTCGCTGGCGATGCTGGGGTGATCTATACGTCGCCGACTGGGCTTGCTGGCAGCTGGACAGTGCGCACTACGCCAGGCGCGTGGGTCTCTGGCTGCGGTGGCGCGCGGCGAATCGTGTGGAACGGGTCACTCTTTGTGATCCTCCCGCTCGGTTCCTACAGCAAGTGCCTCACGTCACCTGACGGCATCAACTGGACAGAAAGAGCACTCGGAGGCTCAGGCCTTTGGGTTGGCGTTGCCTACAGCTCGTACGATGGACTGTGGATGGCGATCGGAAACGGCCTCGGCTATTCGACATCGCCAGACGGCTTGACCTGGACGCTTACGCCTGGCCCGCCAGCAGCGAATGACCTCGCGGTAATCGGTCCACTCTGGGTGATGGTGACCCAGAGCGCCAGCTTTGGCGGAATCGCTTACTCGACGAACAAGGGCGCGAGTTGGTCAACGGTTGCGGTCGGCAATCACCGCGTCGCAACGGCGGGTTGGAATCGAATCGTGGTGGCGGACGGGAGATTCGTCGTCGCGCATGCCACTGGTGCGCAAACTGAAATTGCTCTGTCGGTGCGCGCTTAAGGTTTCGGCACGCATTGAGCGGCAAGGCTTCCGGTGCCGACTGCGGCGCAGACCATGCCGGTACTGGTACCATCGTCACAATTCTTATCTACGAACCAAGGCGTTGGACTCCAGCGAACGTCGGTAGCTGACGCACCGGTGCAGAACTTGTTTCGGTATCCTGTCTCGAGCCAAGTCGCCGAGGAGCAGCGAGTGGTAGACGGGAACTCCCCCAGGAAATAGGAATAGGGTCGGAACTGGCACCCATCGCAACACTCGCCGCTCGAGCAAACGCACGGTGCGCTACCGCCTGAACCCGCACTCGCACCTCCCGATCCGCTATCGACGGAGCCACCCGCCCCGCCGCCGCCGGTGCTGGCGGCACCGCCGTTGCCAGCCCACGAGCCACCAGCAGAGCTGCCGCCCCACGCCGATCCGCCGCTGTCGACGATTGCCTGACCACCGCTAGACGAGCCTGCCACCGCCGGCGCGGAACCGCCTGCTTCGACCGGGTCTCCGCCCTGACCACCGCTGCTCGCTCGTCCGGCGCTGCCGCCACTCGACTCACCGCCTCGGTCTTCGATGCTCAACCTACCGCCGGCGCCGCCCTTGGGCGCCGTGCTGCCGCCTCTTCCGCCCTGCGCAGTCGGCGCAGAGCCGCCAATGCTCCCCGACCCAGAGCCACCGCGCGCATCGCTTGGTGACCCTGCCTGTGCCGCCAGCAACCCGTGCTCAGGCGGTTCAGCCGCTGTCCCACCGCATCCAAGCGCCACCAGCCCCAACGCGCACAGCCCTCTGAACATCCAGCAACGCTAAGTCGGCCCGCAAGCTCGCGCAACTGCTCGCCCGACCACCGTGTGTCTGCCGCCTCATGCCATCCCGGTTTCTCGCCACCCTCCAGCACCTTTTGCCGCGCAGCCCGACGTGGGCGCTCACCGGCAACAAGACGCTGCGAAAGCTGTTCGAGGGGCTGACCGGCACCCCTGACGCGCTCCGGCAATTCGTCGACGATATCTGGTCGGACCAATTCCCGGCCACCGCCCGCACGCCAGGGGCTCTTGAGGAGTGGGAACGGGAGTTTGGGCTCGTCCCAGCCGCGACCGCCGACGTCGCGTTGCGACGGCTGGCGCTTGCTGCGGAGTGGCGCTCAACCGGTGGGCAATCACCGAGCTACATCCAAGGTGTCCTCCGCGCGGCGGGCTTCGACGTGTACGTGCACGACTGGTGGAGCTCTGGTCCGCCCTACGTCGCCCGCGACCCTCGAGCTTACACGCAGCGCCCGCGCATTGGCACGGTGCAGTGCACGCCCAACTCGCTGCTCTCGGTGCAACCGCAGTGCACCGCATATGGGCTACCCAATGCCACGCAACCCCAGTGCAACACGTTCCTGGCGAACGACACTCACTATCTGGTCAACAAAGACCTGACGCGCCGCGCGCCACCGCCAGTCCCCGACGATCCAACGACTTGGCCGTACTTCTTCTACATCGGCGCATCGACGTTTCCCAACCACGCTGACGTGCTGAACACGCGCCGCGAAGAGTTCGAGCGCCTGGTGCTGAAGCTACGCCCGACCCACCTGTGGCCGGTCCTGCTCGTCGATTACACCGACATTTTCGATGTGACTTTCGATGACTCGTTTGTCTGAGGAATCCCGATGACCGCTGTCTCTCGAGCAACGCTTCAGGCCTCTGCCGACGTCGTCAAAACCGAAACCGCGGCGAACGCGAACACGGCGAACCGAGTCGGCAGCGTGATGCGCGACACGGCCGATTCCGTCGTATTCCCCGGAGATGCGGCGCTGAGCACTGGTAGCTCAGCCGAGCGCGGCTGGGTGTCGTATCAGTTCAGCAGCGATGCGGTGCCCGCTCGCTTCATCGCGAAAAAGAGCCGCGTTGTCTCCGGTTCGCCCGACGAAACGCAGAACGGCGATGCAATTGCCGAGTTCGTTGCGCGCTCAACTGGCATCAACCCGCCGAGCTTCGACGACGTTGGCATCCTCCGCTTCATTCAGGACGCCAATGGCGGCGGAACCTCGTACGAGCTGCAGCTGCACGACGCTACCACGTTGCGTAAGGTCGAGACGCGCACCGTCGGTCGCTACACGACAGCCAACGCGACCACGGCGAACACGCTCAGTATACCGCTAGCAGCAAACAACCTCGTTTCACTGTTCGCGCGCTGGAAGGGTGTGGACGCTGCCGGGAACATGGTGTTTCTCGAGCAGCGCGCCGTCTATCGCCGCATTGCCTCAGCTGCGCCGACCATCTGGGGCTCGGTGAACAACGTCTTCGCAATTCAGAAGGACGACGCTGCGTGCGGCACACCGGCTCTCGCCGTCGTCGGCAACAGCGTCGTGATGACGGTCACCGGAAAAGCTTCGACCACCTACACGTGGGACGTCGAGCTGACCTGGCGATTGCTCTGACCGCGACTCGCAATCTCGTTTGAAAGGTTGAACGCATGCGCGCATTGACGATCGAGAAAGCTCTCGGTGGGTCGCAGTACCTATTTTCTCTGAAGAACTCGACAACCGCTGACGACATCGGTGGCATCACCTGCGCGATCACCTCGCCTACCGCGGGTGCGACCGTGACGCAGGGTACGCCGGTAACGGTCAATGTAACCACGAGCGTCAGTGCGAGCGGCGTCGCCTTCAAAGTGAACGGCTCGACTGTGGGATCGATGACTGGATCCGGCACGTCGTGGACGTACAGCTGGACGCCTTCGAGCACAGGCGCTGCTTCTCTGACCGCGACCGCTACGGCATCCGCTGGCGGAACCGGCGACTCTCCCGCGGTGAACGTGACGGTTTCGGCTGCCTCTGTCGACTGGACAACCTACTTCCCAGGCGCCTGGGCGATCTTGGAGCCGAACGTCGGTACGACCGACAACGGGACCACGTTGACCGTTACTGATCGTAGCGGCAACGGCAAGAACGGCACTGCCTCAGGCACTGCGCGCGCCGCTATCACAGCAAGTCTTGGAGGCTGCAACAGTCTCGTTGCAGACGGCTCTGACGACGTGCTTTCCATTTCCGGCCTCACGCTGCCCGCGCCGGGAACCACGCCGTATTACGTATTTGCTGTATTCCGCTACTTGGCAACGGCGGCGGATGCGTGCCTGCTTGGTAACGGCGACGCCGCGTATGGCAATCGCGTCGGCTGTCTCAGCGCTACGCCGTCGACAGGGTTTTACCATAAGAACGCCAACGTCGCGGGCGTCAGCGTAACTATCAATCCGCTTAACTGGAACATCCTGGAGATCAAACGCTCGAATAATGCGAGCGACACAACCAAGATCGGCGCCGTTTCGGCTACGGGCAACGCAGGTAACGACGCAGTTTCGAACGTTCGAGTATTCCACTCCCCCGGAGCTGGGGTACCCGCGAACGCAGAGCTCTTGGTGCTCGTTTACACTCCGAATCTTCCCGACTGGTCGGCAGTGCGCGCGGCGGTCACCGCGAAGTACGGCGGATCGGTTGCTGTATGAGCACGCCGGCAACCCTGCCGAACTTGGCGCTCTGGTTCGACGGATCTCAGACCGCCTACTCAGACGCGGGCTCGACGATCGCCGCGACGCCATACGGTCGCGTTCAGCAGATCGCGCAGCCTGCGCCGCTGTCCGGAAACATCACGGCCAGTGGGAGCGCTAGGCCTTGGCGCGAAACGGCCGCGCTCGACTTTCACTCGGGCGATCCGAATTACATGGTGTTCCCTGCGCCGGCGAGTCCGGTGCCGGCGAACAACTGCACGATCGGCCTCGCATGGCAGTCACGCGGCGGGCAGCAGACCATGCCGTTGCTGTATGCTACGCACAGCGCCGGGACCGATCTTGCGATGTATATGCAGGGTGGGAGCTTTGTTCTCCAATCGCCCGCGTACACCGCAGTCATACCCGGGCTGACTGGTATTCAGCCGGGTCACAACGTCACCGAGTGCAACCTACTTCTGACATGCAGCCCGACTCAGTTTGAGATCAGACTCACGATCAACGGCGTCACGTCGACGAAGGTGATCGCGACGGCGCCCACCGCCGGAACGCTGACCAACTTCCAGCTGGGGCGTTGGACCGGATACGCGAACTCCCACCTAGCAGTAAGTCAGTACGCGGTTTTCTATCAGGCGCTGTCGTCGACCGACCAAGGCGATCTCCAAGCGTATTTGGTGAGCAAGCCCGTCGGCAACCCTCCGACGTCCGCGCCGCTGATTATCATCCTGGGAGATTCCGTTGGCGCGGCTTGGCGCCCGGCGTGGCAATCGTCCTTGAATGGACTGGCTAATCCCCCTCGCGCGATCAACGTTGCGGCGGCGGGTACGGGTACGACGAATCCGGCGCAAATCCCCGCGTTCTATCTGACCGATGCTCTCCCTCGCTACTCGGCATCGAGAGCGAAAAACATTCTCGTCTGCCAGGGCATCTCGATCAACGACGTGTCCGCCGGGCTGGGCACGCTTACGCCAAGTCAAGTCGCCGCGCTCGTCCTCCCTGCATACAAGTCGGTGTGCAGCCGCGGCATGGCGGATGGCTTCCGCGTGATCGCCTGCACGTTGTCAGCTGTCCAAGGCGACGCAAATTTCGAAGCCGCGCGACAGATCATCAACGCGGACCTGTTGTCGACGTGGCCAACATTCGCGCACCGCATGGCGAACGTTGGCCAGGTTCTAACGCAGGCCGACATGGCAAACCGCTCCCTGTCTGTCGACGGCACCCATCTGGCCGAGGGCGGATATCTGCTTTGGGACCCGGTGCTGGTGACCGAGCTGCAAGCAGAGCTCTTGGGCGCCAACGGCACCAATCTCACGGTCTCTCGGTTGTACCAAGCAACCGTGCCTCCGACGTACGTCTTCGCGCTCCCCAATTGAGCCGGACTTAGCGCAGTCGACTCACAACATCCACCGCAGCCCACGCGCTGCAGAGGCCGAGCCCTGCTCGGCGCACGACCAACCAAGGGAAACGAATGTCTAACCGATTCTTCGATAAGGGCCGCCAGGGATTCGTTGCTGCGGACATCGACTGGGATGCACACAACTTCTGTTTCATGCCGCTCAAGCTCGACGGCACGCTGACGGACACGTGCATCAAAGCGATCACCGGCATCACGACTGCTACGCCCGCTGTCGTCACCAGCAACTCTCACGGCTTTTCGAATGGTGACATCATCGTGCAGCGCGGGGTCGCTGGCATGCTGAACGCCAACGGTACTTTCAAGGTCGCCGGCGTCACCACGAACACCTACCAGCTGACCACGCTCGACGGCCAAAACGTCGTTGGCACAGGCACGTATTCGAGCGGTGGTTGCGCGATCAACCTCACCGCCGCCGATACCTACGACAAGGTCGACGGCGCGCTGTGCACGGGAGCTCCCGCTTTCGCCTCTGCGGCATTGCTCTCGAGCAAGACGAACGTAAACGGCACGATTGGCGCGGCAAACGTTACTGGCATCACGTTGAACGATACCGTGCACGGCATGGTGTTGGTCGACAACATCAGCAACACCGCAGCGTCCTCGCGCCTGGTCCACTTCTGCGACGGCCGCACCTTGGTCCGCTGCGTGAAGGATGCGAGCACGAGCGACACCACGTTGTGGGTCGAACCACTCGAGGGCCCGCTGCCTTCCGGAACGGTGATTCAGATGACCAACGGCGTCACTGTGACATTGAGCGCCTTGGCAGCGCTTGGCGCACGCAGCATCTCGGTCAACGCCCTCTCGGCGGGCATCGTGGCGGGGCACCACGGCGACGCGCAGACCACGAATAGCGGCCTGCCAATCACGGCTTCGTCCGGCACGTTCAATCACGATATTTCGGCGGGCATCGGTACGATCTGAGGCTTTGTGCCGGTACAACGAGGGATAGGGCGCGCGGCGGCCGCTGTATGCGTGCTGTCGACCGCGCCCAGCGCTTCGCGCTCGCAGGCAAGAAGCGGCGCAAGCGTTTCGAGCTTGCCCGGATTGCCGCTCAATGTTTGGAACAACATCACCCCACCCGTCGGGTCGATGGTGCCGCCCAGCCCCGCTACGTATGGCGTCGTGTGGGTCGTAGCGAACCCTTCTCGCGCGGGTGAGATCTGGTGTTGCGTAGACCAAAAAGGGCTCTGGAAATCTACCGACTACGGAGCCACGTGGACGGGCGGACAGATCTCGCCGGTCAATGGTACCAACAACACAACGTATTTCGATTCACCGAATCAGCTCCGGTGGCACCCAACGAATCCGCTGCTCGGCTATCTGACTGTCGGTGTCCGCAGTGAAACTGCGGATGTTTTTGGGTTCTGGAAAACAACTGACGGCGGCGCGAACTGGTTTAAGCCAGCGGGCTACGTGTCTATTTCGAGCACGGTTGGCTCTCAGGACGTCACGTCGTTTTCTGTCGATCCGACTGACTTCAATCATGTGATTGTCGGAGGACATTCACCCTGGACAGGGTTCTCTACGAGCGGGATCCTAGAGACGACTGACGGTGGGAGCACGTGGACCGCCCACAACCCACCCGCTGGATGGCCTGGCGGAACGCAGCCCCCTGCGTTTCTCTACGATCCAGCAACAGGACAGGGCAACGCAAACACGTGGCTCGTCGGCACTGACGGGAGCGGGATTTGGCGGACGACCAATGCCGGCAGCTCGTGGACGCAAGTGACCAGCGCTTTCAGTGCGGTTCACGTCGGCCAGCACATTATGTACCTGCCCGATGGTCGGTTGATTGCGGGCGCAGGCGGGCAACCGATCATCTCGAGCGACAATGGGCTTACGTGGGCGGCGTTGTCGGCTTTGCCGAGTGGCATCTACACCGGCGTGTGCAATGGCGGAGATGGCTACATCTACACGGGGCGCACCTGGCGATCGTTCGACTACATGGATCAGCTTTGGCGGGCGCCGGTCTCAAATCCGACGAGCTGGACTGAACTGACGGATCTCTCCACGGGCGACGGCCCCGTAAACATGATCAGCCAGGACGGGATTCTTTATTGGTCTGGTTGGACCGCTGGGCTGTTCCGCAAGCGATTGTTTTGAGCAATGGCAGATCCCGCAATCCAATCGGCCTCCGCTGTTGTTTTCGGCGGGGTAGCGAACCCCGTCGCATTCGGTTCAGCCAACACCGCAGGCAACACGATCGCGGCATGCGTGTGGTCAACTGACAATTCGCCCGTATCGGTCAGCGACACGCGCGGCAATTCGTACACGGCGACAACCGCCTTTCAGGATCCAAGCACCCTCAAGTGGGTTAGGATTTTCTACGCGCTCGGCATTGCGGCTGGCGCCAACACTGTCACATCGGCGGCAATCTCAGGCGGCGACGGCATCACGATGTCGATCGTCGAGCTGCCTGCGTGCAGCGGGTTGCGCGTCCAGAATCAGAGTTCCGGCACCGCCTCGGCACCGTCGGTATCGCTAACCGGCACGACCTCCGGCGATGTTTGCGTTCTGCTCGTCAACGCCAACGACGGCTCTACTCAGACAGCGGGCAGCTGCGGCACAAACTCGAGCTATGTAAAAAGCAGCGCATTTCCCGACGTCGCGACACTCGATGGCTTTTCGTCTGGTGGCTCGGTCTCGATCTCGACGGGTGGGCCGAGTGCCGCTGCGTGGTCAGCGACTGCGATTGCGCTGATTCCCGGCAGCGTCGGCCCGAACATCACAGGTCAGCCGGCGTCGACTCAGGTTGCAAGCGGAGCGACGGCTTCGTTCTCGGTCACCGCGACGGCATCTGGCGGCGGCACTCTCTCCTACCAGTGGAAGATCAACGGCACCAACGTCAGCACGGGTAGCGGTGGCACTACTTCGAGCTACACGACTGCTGCGCTTGCGTACACTGACGATCTCGGAAGCTATACGTGCGCGGTCACTGAGACTGGCGGCACGAATGCTGGAACGACCACGAGTTCGCCTGCGCTCGTCTACGTCGGAACGCGCAACCTAGGCGCGAACACGCCCGTCTATTCGACGAGCGGCGGTACCAGCGTCGCGCCTAGCTATTCGACGTTGCCGACCATCCAGGCCGGCGATGAGATCATCCTGATTGTCGCGCAGAAGCCGAGCACAGCGAATAGCGGCACGGTTACGACACCGACCGGCTATACACTGATCGACTCGCTCACGGGCGCGGGCGGCTACTCGACAACGCTCGGCTCGGGCACGGGCAACACGAATACGTTCGTCTATCGCAAGACGACCCCTGCAACTGGAAGCGAGAGCGGGACGCTATCTGTCACGGTCGGGACGAACAACGTTTGCTCTGCAACGTTCGTTCTGCTGCGTCCGATTGCTGGTTCGACGATCTCTTATGCGAGCGCAACTGGAAGCGACACTACCTCCGGCAACGTATCGATCACGGCTGGAAGTGATCCTGGAGAAGTTGCTGGCGACGTTGTGCTGCTGGCATTTAACGGTGCGTCGAACGCAGCGACCTACTCAGCCGAAGCCGTCACCACGACGGGAATCACCTACAGCTCGGTCACGGAGCTGGCGGAACCAACCACCGCGACTGGCAATCAGATCGCCGGGTTTATTGCTTCAGCGAAGGCGCTGAGCGGCACGAGTTCGGCGGCGCCGGTCTTCACGGCTACGACGGGCGGTACGACTACCAACGCGCGCGGGCCTGGCGTGGTGCTCAGGATGCGCGCGACTGGAACGAGCGCGAGCGCTCCGTCCACGAGCCGGTCGCAGGCCCGGTCCGGGGCAACGCAGACCTACGTCACCGCAGCTCCCGCTATTGCTCGCACCCAGGCGCGATCTGGCGCGTCTGTCGATAGCACCGGCTCAGTGAGCGCGCCGAGCGCGACCCGAAGCGCTGCCCGCGCGTTCGCTGCGGTATGCGTCGCCAGCGATATTTCGTCGCCATCTCGGTCTCCGCTCTCCCCGTGCGCTTCCAGCGTCACCGCGGTTTCGATCTCGATTGGTGGGCCGGGCGACTGCGTTTCTGGCGCGACTCTCTCGTCAGCCGTCATTGCTGCCACCCCAGCGCGCTCGCAGGCAACGTCAGGGGCGACTCAGACCACCGCCGGCGCCGCTGCGCAGCCGAGTCGCTCCCTCGCGAACTCGGGGGCTTCCGTGGACTCGACGGCTACGGCCTCGGTTCCGAGCACCACGCGCTCGCTGGCGACGTCGGGAGCTGCGGTTGACACGACGGGCGACGCGCCGGCGGCAACGCGCAGCGCGGCCAATAGCGGCGCGGTAAGCCCTAACCCAAGCGCCCTGGGGCAGCCAATCCGCTCGCTCGCCAAGTCGGGCGCCCCTCTGGAGTCACCGACGGTCGCGCCGGGCCTGTCCCGATCGCTGAGCTCGAGCGGGGCCGCCGCAGCCTTGCTCCTCGCGGCATGCTCGGCGGTCCGGTCCCAGGCCAGCTCTGGGGCATCCGTCGACTCAACGGGCTCGGTCTCGGTGCCGTCCGCCTCACGCTCACTCGCGCGCTCCGGTGCGACGGTGAGCGACACGGGGACGGTTTGCTCAAGCACGCGGAGCCTGGCGACCAGTGGGGCCTCGGTCGACACCACCGGTTCGACGTCGGCCCCGTCGACGACGCGTTCTCTCGCCCGCTCGAGCGCTCCTGTGCTCACCGTGGGCGCCGTCTGCGCTGCTTCCCGCGGACTCGGCAGCTCGTGCGCCGCAGTGGCCGCGGCTGCCCTTGTCTGCTCGAGCAGCCGCAGCCTGGCGAGCTCGGGGGCTTCGGTCGACACGACGCTGTCGACGAGCTCCCCCTCCGCTAGCCGCTCGCTGGCACGCTCAAGCGCCGCCCAGGTTGCGCTAGGCACCGTCTGCAGCCCATCGCGCAGCATGGCAGTGTCGAGCGCGTCGGTGGATTTCTCAGGGTCGATTTCGGCGCCAAGCGTCACTCGTTCGCTGGCGAGCTCGGGAGCAACCACGACCACGGCGCTCACGGCGTGCACCAGCGTGCGCTCGCTCGAGCGCTCAGGCGCGTCCAAGACGTTCGACCCAAGCGGGGCGCCGGTGGCGTCGCTGCTGTTCTGCTCTCCGCTGTTCGATCTCGGCGATGCTCCGTTCACCTCACCGCTCCTGGTTTTGAAATGAGCGCAAGCGCAAAACTCCCCAGGTTTCCAGGCGTCAAAGACCCGGACGATCGCGTCGCCATCACGTTCAGGGGCGGCGACGTTCCGGAGGGCGTGACGGTCACATCGGTTACGGTCACTGAGGTTGATGACGCGGATGTTCCCGTGGTTCCGTCCGCGTTCACGCTCGGCCTCGTCGTGGTGACGTTCGACGTGTTTTGGAAGGCGACGTGCAGCGTCGACGGTGGTGTCGCTAATCCGGTCGTGACGCCAGGCGTGCGCCCCGATCCAAAGCGCTACTTGCTCCGAAGCCGTTGGTTCCTATCCAACGGCGCGACCCGCGACAAGACGCTCGAACTCTACGTCGGCAACAACTAGCTCCACCAAGACGCAGAAGAACGGCCTCTGCCGCCCGGTTGGTTCCACCCTCCCACTGGGCGGAGCACTGAGGCCGGTCTTCTGCGTCTCGGCGATTCACACAACGAAAGAGGGAACTCATGCACTTCACCGTCGCCCAAGTCGTCGCGATCTCGCTCGCGTTCTTCGCCCAATTCACCCGCATTTTCTCCGCCACCAAGCCCTTTTGGGGAAAGCTCCCCGCTGTCGTTCAGGTGTGGCTTCCGCCGATTCTGCCGTTCGTGGCGTCACTGCAGGCCACGCTGACGGGCGCAACCACGTGGACCGACTTTGCGGTGGCTGTGATCGTCTCGGCGGCATTGCTGCTCCCTGGTGCGCCGTCGAATCGCTCGAGCGCGCCGCTGAAGGCTGCGAAGCCGTTCGTCCCGCCGTTGCCGATGTTCCTTCTGACGCTCATGCTCGCCTGCGGTCTCCCCGGGTGCAGCCTGTTCGGCCCTGGCGGCTCGGTGTGGCCCAAGATTGGCGAGTGCGCACCGACGCCCGATACGCTCTTCAGCGAAGTCGAGTCGGTTCTGACGTCGAGCGGCGGCAGCTACGAAGACGACCTACTGGCGCTCGGCAAGACGGAAGGCCTCGCGTTCGTGGAGTGCGCGGTCAAAGCCGTCGTCGAGCAGCTCTCAGCGAGGATTGCAGCGCGGAAACCGGGCGAACGCATCACCCCGGACGAGGGTATCGGAGTCGCGCGCGGCAAGGCTTTCTTGGCCAAGATCGAGGCGGCGTACAAATGAACCGGCTCGCCTTGCTCCTGGTTGGAGCCCTCGCGCTCGCGTGCAATTCCTGCAACGTCGGTTCGCTCTCGAAGGACCCGACTACCCCCGATCCCAGCTGGCCAGCAGATGACCCGTCAGTCGACGGCACGGTGTTCGCCGCGGCGGGTGGCTCGAGCTGCGCCAACGCGATCGAAAACACCAAGCGCCTCGGCTGCGGCTTCGAGGCGGCCGATCCGGATGCGTGGTGCAAAACGCTAACCGCCGCGCAGGTCAAGTGCCTGTCTGGCGCGAAGAATTGTTTGGCGAACAGCCGGTGCACGGAGGCGAGCAAATGATCGCGGTACAGGTCAAAAACCACTCCACCGTGGTTGCGGACACCGACGTGAAGCGCGTGATCGACGCCTGCAACAAGCAGGTCGAGCACCACTTCGGCAAGGCCTATGGCATCCAAGCGCAATGCCATTTCTCGGCGAAGGACACCCCGATGAGCGCCTACGATTGGCAGCTGATCGTGGTCGACAACGCCGACGTCGCCGGGTCGCTTGGCTATCACGAGACCACGAAGGCGGGCACGCCGATCGGGTACTGCTTCGCCGAGACCACGCGCAAGAACGGCGGAAACTGGACGGTGACGTTCAGCCACGAGCTGCTCGAGCTCCTGGCCGATCCCGAAATCAACGCCTGCTTGCTCGACGAGTCGGGGCAAAAGCTCTACGCGACGGAGGTCTGCGACGCGTGCGAGGACGACTCGTTCGCGTACCCGATCGACGGCGTGTACGTGTCGGACTTCGTGCTGCCGAAGTTCTGGATGCCCTCGGTCCCCGTGACGGGACCACTGAGCTACACGGGCGCCGTCACCAAGCCGCTGCAAATCCTGACTGGAGGTTACCTCGCCTATTTGGACCTCCATGCCGTGAGCAAGGGCTGGCAGCAGCGCTTTGCGGCTGAGCCCAAGAAGACGAACGGCAGTCGCCTCGCGCGCCGCGGCATTCCGCAGTCGATGCGCCGAGCCAGCGTCATTGCGTGATGCGCTCGAGCAAGGCCTTCGTCCGCACCTGCGAGGCGGCGGCAATCGTCGTCGCTCTCGGTGTGTGTGGCTACTACTTCAGCAAGGGCGCGCTCGGTGTGGCACGGCAGATGTTTAGAGATTTCGTGAGCGGATAAGCAGCCTACGGCGCCGCCGGTTCCCTGACGCTGGTCGGTTCAGCGTGCGGGTCGGCTGGCGCGCCGTGGCGGGAACTGTTCGGGCGCTCGCGCGCCCAGTTGCGAAAAAAAACGTCGCCCGCTCTGCGCGGCAAAGCAGCCGCGGAAAGCGAGCATCGAAATGGAACGAGAACTCAAGATCGGCGACAGCATCGTCTACATTGACGCGCACCGTGAGGCCCATCCGGCCCTTGTCACCAAGGTCTGGCCAGGTTGCGGCGGCGGAACGATTCCGGGGTGCAACCTCGTGATCGTGTCGGGAGACGAGTCCAAAACGGACCCGTATGGACAACAGCTCGAGCGCTTCACTTCGGTGGTGCATAAGAGCTCGAATCCCGCGGGCGCCTGGTGCTGGCGCTGGGCTGACGAGGTCTGATTCCTGAGAGCCGCGGTCGGTACCGATGAGGCGCCAACGGCCGTGACTTCGATGCCGCGCAGAGCGGGCGACGTTCGAGAGAGGGACGAGAATAAGATGCTAACGCGTGAATCGTTGATTGATTGGGCCGCAAGTTGGGTGCCAGATTCGCCTGCCGGTCAGCGCAAGCGCTTCGCCGATGCGCTTGCGGCAGAATTGAGTGGCTGGTCGCCTCCCCAGCCCGCCGTGTCTCACTACCCTGACGGCATGGGCGAGGAGTCGCGCCGGTTGCATCGCGAATACAACGCGCTCGTCGAGGCTCAACGCCACGGCGCGAATAATGGCGCGGAAGTGGTCCGACTTACCGACGAGTGTGCGGCCAAAGGCATCGTGCTCGTTCCTGGTGGGGAAAACCTGTGATGCCCCGCATCTACGGCGTCGACGTTTCGCATTTCCAAAACACTAGCGCCCCCGCAGGCGTTTCCTGGTCAACCATCGCGCAGGCCAGCAAGTTCGCAATCGTGCGCGCAACCTACGGCTCATCGAAGGACGCTAGCGCTCAGGCCCACATCAAGAACGCGCGGGCGGCCCGGCTCCAGGTCGGGCTCTATCATTTTTTTCGGTCAACCCAGGGCGTCACCGAGCAGCTCGACGCATTCTGCGCGCAGGCCATCACCTGCGGAATCGGAGCGGGCGACATCGCGCCGGCGATCGACGTCGAAGACGACCTGACCGCGAAGCTCGAGCCGTCGTGGGAGCCGAAGCTAAGCCAGTTTTGCGATGGGCTGCTGAGCGAGTTCGGCGAGGTGATGATCTACATCACGCAGCGCGACTTCGGCCGCCTCGGCAAGCCGGCGTGGGTTCTCGCTCGCCCGCTTTGGGTCGCTCACTACACGCACGCAGCGAAGCCAGCGACGCCAGGAGACAGGCCGTTCGCGATCTGGCAGCGCACGGTCGGTCCGTACAATCCAGGCGGCCCCGGTGGGGCGATCAAGCCGATGCTGCTCGATCAGAACGTCGCGGACGGGCCGCTGCCGCTGGCCAAGACGAACCCTAGCGATGCGGTGCCGCCGCACGAGATCCCAGCGCCGGTGACGCGCGAAGAGTTGCTCGCGCAGCGCCTTGCCGAGCAAGAAGCGTACAACGCTGCCGGTTGGGACAAGCTCACCACCGACCTTGCCGCTGGCCTCGATCTGAACGCGGAGAAAAACTCCTGATGGCAAGCGAGTTGCCCCCCAAGTTCGACGACGCCGATCGCGCGATCACACCGATGGAGTCGTTCGACTCTCGCCCAAAGCTCCAAATCGCTGAAGCGGTAGCCGGCGTCACGCGCCTGCGCCCGCTGTCGAACCTGGGGCAAGCCGATCACGAGATCCGCGACACCGACCACGACGAACTCACCCCAGCCGAGAGGCCTTTTGAAATTCGCGTGATGGAGCGGCTCACCAAGCTAGAAGAATCGGACCGCAAGCGCGGCGAAGACCTCACGATCATCAAAAAGAGCAGCCGAAAGGCGGCGCAGCTCTCGATCGAGACCAACGAGCTCGTAAAAGCGATCGACCGAAGACAACGAGCGTATGACCTCGAGCGCCGGTGGGTGCCGTACGTCGCTCTGCTCGTCATTGGCGCCATCGCCGTGCTCGCCCTAATTCGCACCTTCCGTTGACCAATGCCTCGCCCTCCGCCACGCCCCGACGGCTTGCCGCGCTCCGTGGCAGAGCCCAACGTCTCAAACGCGCCGCACACCCCAATCCCGGACGCGCACGCAGCCCCCACAGAGCCGCCGCCGGCGATGCGGATGGATCCGCCACGCGCGCTCGCGATGCCGCGCACGCGTGTGGGGAGCCAGCCGCTGCTCGAGCCGGCGGAGCACGAGCCAACCCTGGTCGGCATGGGGCCTCCGGCGCAGCGGGACGAGCTCGCCGAACTCCGCGCGCGCGGAACGTCGAGCGAGCGACCACCAAGCCGCGGACAGTGGAAGAGCGCGGTCTTCAAGTTCCTCGCCGCGGTGACCGCGTTTCTCGGCGCCGTGACCGTGCTCGCCGAGCTCTACGCCGGTCAAATTCGCCAGAAGCAGGACAACACCGAAGCCAAGGTGCAGGCGCAAGAGACGGTCACCAAGCCCCTCCCCGAAGCCGTGGATGCTGCCGCGCTGGGCGCCACCAAGTGCCGTGCGTGGGCGCGCGACTATGACGACTACAACCGCCAAATCTGGGCGCGGTTCGGCGTCGCCATTCCAAAGCAGCCCAACGCCTTGCCGAGCACAACGGTCGAGTTCTCGGCGCCGCGCGCTAAGGCTCGCGTCACTGGCGGCATCATCCTCGAGGTGAAAACGCCCCCGCCCCCGCTGCCGTGAACAAGCCGCCGCCGCTGCCACCTCGCCGGCGCCAGGTCTCTCAGACCGTCACCCTGGCGCAGCTGCTCGACGGGGAGCGACCGCCACTCGAGAGCATCCCTGATGATGAGCCAACCAAGCCGGACGCGGCGACGACGCGGCTGGAACTCGAGCTCGATCAGCTCTGTCAGTCGTTCCGCGCGATAGACCAACAGGCAGACCGGGACTACGTGCTGAGACTCGCAAGACAGTACGCCGCGCGCGGAAGCAAAACTTAGCCCCGAGCCATTTCGAGCTCCACCCGAAACGCCCGTCAGCCGCAAAGGTTGGCGGGCGTTAGCTCGTTTGTGGCATCATTACGCTCATGAGCGAGCAATCAAAGGGAGCGACGATCGCGCATGGTTCCGGTGTGCCTCCCGAACTGGTGAACGCTTTCGCGTCCGTGCTAGCGGATTGCGGAATCAAGGCATCGGTCGAGCAGCTGCCGGACGTCCCTGCTCCGGCTCATGAGCGGTGCACATGCTCTTGCCACACATCGCCGTCGATGATGCACGTCGTCGCGTGCTGCAGAGCGCCGTTTGATGATCGCGGCGTTGGAATGGTCGAGACGCGCGGCTAGGCGTCAAGCCAGCCCGTGCGATTAATCGCGAGCTTGTAACCAGGCCCAATCGCGCGGAACGTTGCCTCTGGATGTAGCGCGTGCAACCGCTCGAGTAGCGAGGTGCATTCCTCGATGGTTGGCGTGCGCGGGCTCGGCGAGTCTGCGGTTGACCCAATGGCGTCCTGAATCAGCGCCAGCACGCTCTTGTCAGAGCCGGAGTAGTACAGCGAGAAGAGCACCTCCGTCGGTGCTGGGCCGGCTGGCAACGGTGAACGAGCCGGCCGCGACATGACATCCAGCGACGGCTCGCCAGTGACGCGAATGTTTGCCCATGGGTAGGACGTGATCGTTAGCATTAGTTCGCTCCTAGTCGCTCGACGCCTGCAGGCTTGAGTTCGAACCCGCCGCGGCATCCGCAGCAGCAGCCCGAGATGAGCCCGCTGTTGATCATCTGCTGAAGCTTGGCGCGCACCACTTTGAACGGGAACGTGGCCATTTCTGGGAGCTCCGCCAAATCCCAGATGAGCGCCCAATGCGGCTCGCAGCGCTTGATCGCGTAGAGCAGCGGCAGGTCGGGCACGTCCTTGGCCTGCACGAGCTTTCGATAGTGGGTCTGTTCGCTCATGCTCCTAGCCATCCTCCGGTGGGCGCCAGCCATGCTGGGGCTCGGGCTCCCACTGGCTGGGAGCTGTATCTAGCGCGTGAAGCTCTGCGCGTAGGCTCTCTAACTCTTCGCAGTGGTTGGTCGAGAATAACGCCTCGACCGACCGGGCTGCCTCTACGACCGAGCAGAGCAGCTGGCTCTGAGCCGAAAAGGAGCGCTGCTGGTCCTCCAATTCTCGACGGAGCTTCAGAACTTCCAGCGCTGTCTCTTCCGTTGTTGTCACGCTGGCTTTCTCCACCGGTGCGCGCCGCCCTTCGCGCAAATCACCGCAAGCCGCTGCCCGTCCGCACCAATGCATTCGGTGAGCGGCCGGCTATTGCATCCCTCGACCACGCACTTGCTCCCCGGCGCCGCGCGCTGGCAGTGGCGCACGCCGGAACCGCTCCAAGGTCTCTCGCAGTCGGGACAGGGCTTGCCTCCAGCTGGGAGCGGGGGCGAAACCATGGGGCGGTCGGGGTCAGCCATCGACTATTCTCCGCAACAGCTCGACATCCTCCAAGTCACCCGACGGAACCCACCCAACTGCGTTGTGCGGCCCGGTCTCGGCGTCCGATTCGCGACTGAGCGTCATCGCCCATTGACCCACGTATGGGCCGCCATCCTCAGGCGTTATGAGCCACGCAACGCGCCAGCTCGCGGTTTTTCCTACCCACCATGCCGCTTCGGGCTTCAGGTCGTCGATGCGCTTCGGCGCGAACGTGGCGCGCACGAGATCGTACGGTTGGAGAATGGGACGATCGGAGTCAGTCACTGTCCCCACCTCGATCCAGCGATCGCGCGCGCCAGATAGTCCTGAGCATCGGACTCGCTCAGCGGAGCAGCGTCCCAATTACCGAGCACACCCGGGTCATAGACGAGCTTCGCGCGAAAGTTCTCCAGATGTCGGAGCTCCACCACCATGCTCACCAAGCGCGAGCCGCCACGATGACGCCCGAGAACATGCGCACGGTCGTGCATCGTCCGCGTGACGTACACCTTGGTTCCGGGCGAGAAGTGCTTCAGGCCAGATTCGACGTCGGCGCGACCGGTGCCATGAGTAGTCTCGCGCTTCACGTTGGCGATGACCATCCACTTTGGTTCGGTTGGCTCGCTCATGGCTTCGACTCTACCACCGGCCAAAGAACCAGATCGTAAAGCGCCACGTTGCATAGCCAATTACCACTGACGTCGCTAGGTAGCGTCCGAAAATTGCTGGCCCGGTATCCCAGGCTTGCCTGATTCGCATTCGGGTGTAGGCCCTCACGGCTCCCCACCCTCACTGGTGGCGGGAGGGTCACTGATCCAGGTAAAGAACTCAACGAAGGCATGCTTCGAAAACAGAAGCATCGGGATTGGGTCGTCCTCCCATGCCGCGCTTACGCACCTGTCTTCCCCTGGATATATTTTGAGCACCGTACAACGGCGCCCGGCATTGCCGCGCCAGATGCTGTTTACGACGACCGCGCGAGGCTCGCTGGCTGGCTCGGGGTCGCTGACCCAAACGAAGCTGTTGCGGAACACCGCCTCAGCCCACGTGTATTCTGGGAACGCCCAGCATTCATCCTTTGGCGTCAGGTACGTCACCTTTCCGCGCGCCACTCTCTTCACTGTGAATTCGCTCTCGGTCGCCGAGTCGCGCCACTTCGAACCGACAACGATTGGACGCGCTGGAGCCGGTAACGCCACCCCAATCTCCCCCAGCACCCTCTCAATCCTATCCGCCGCCATCCTAGCCCCAGGGTCATTCCTAGGGAGGAAGCCGAGGGCGCCAGCGGCGGCGTTGGTGAGGGCTTCGAGCTTGGATTCTAGGTCTGCGCATCGTTTGTTCGCCGCAATGCAATCCTGCTGGACATCAAGAAGCAGCGAGCCACTCGCGTCTCCGCATAGCTCAGCGAGCTGTTGAGTGGGCCGCTTATTCCAGAGCTCCGTCGCTTCCGATTCCAGGTCAACGCCTTCGAGTTCATCCTCGCCGCGGCACCCGACGGTCGCAACCGGCCCCTCCGCCAAGCAAGCGCAACACTGGACGACGACATCCGAGTCGCCGCCATTGAATTCCCACTCGTCGCATCCACAGAACGGGCAAGGTGCTGGCTTCAGCGGCTGGTGAAGCGTGATGACGTTGCTGGAGTCTTCGAGTTTGGATTGGAGGTCGTTGGGTGTGGCCTTCGGCGCAACTTCGTTCAAGAAGTCTTCCGATAGTGTCACCCCCATGTTCTCGTCGGTCGGATCGAGCGCCATTCGTTGGGCAGCTCTCCGAAAGTCGTAGTCATCGTTTTCGTGTGCCACGCTTCGCCTTTCGTTCAGTAGCCATCTGTCGAGCCACGCGCTCGTAGGCGACAATGCGACTTGTCGCCCCGGTACGCATGTCGACGCCGTATCCAGTAGGCTCGCAGTGCACCTGGTCTTCGCGACTTGTGCCCTCTGGCCAAATCTCGAGGTAAATTCGCTTCGGCGCCCGCTTGCTCATGTCTTCGTCTCGCTTGGTTCGTGGTCTAGGTTTTCCGCGAACTTCGAAATCTCGTCACGAGTGCCGACCATCATCAGGGTGCGGGCGCGACTCAATCTGGAATGCGACTCACGAAACATCCGCTCCCACACGTCAGCCGTTCGGCGCGCGGCTTCGACAACAGCCTCTCTCTCCCGAAGCGCGTCGCCGACTACATCCCAGCCCTCCAGCTTCTTGACCAGCTCCGCTACCTCGCCATCCCGCTCACGCCTCCCTAGCTCGCGCTGCTCTTCGTCCATGTAGGGCTGCTGGCGCTTCAGCTCGGTTAGCTCGGCGTTGATGCGGTTGACCTCGGTGCGCAGCTCGCTCGCTTCGTCATCCAAGCCGCGGCATGTCTCGGAGTGCTGAACGCGCATCTTGTCGCACGCTGAGCCCAGGGTGGCTAGCTCGCCTTCGAGCTGCTGGATGCGGGCCTTCACCGCCGGACCGTGCTCGCTTACAAGAAGCGCCGGGCGGCCCAGCGCGCCGGCCACGTCGTCGAGCCCTCGCTGCAGCTGCTGGCGAGTCGTTGCGTCCTCGACGGGGTTGCCTGGTAGCACGCCGAGCCGCGCCTCCAGCTCCTCCACTCTGGCGCGGAGGGTGTCGCGCTCCTCGCGTAGCGTTTTGAATTGCAGACCTGGGGCCAGGTAACTTTCAGCGTGCGGCATGGTATGCATTCCCTGTCCGGCCTTGTCAGTTTGGACGGCGGCTCTCTGGCGATTCTTCTGCCGAGGGTCAGAGCGGGAGTCGTCTTCGGGCGGCTCTTGTTCTTTTGTGGGTGGCGATGCTGGCGCTGGGTGAACGAATCCACTCGGGTGCGCGTCGACTCTTTCCTGAAGCTTCGGGTTTGCCTCGGCTTCGGATTGAGCCTCACGCAGCCCGTCGAGTAACGGCTGGTGAGCCCTCGCAATCGGGTGCACCTGCTCCTCTCGCTCGTCGAAGGACTGCAATGCGCCGCGGCTCGCCTCCTTGAGCAGCAGATTCGAGACAGCTATCGCGATGCGCACCTGAGGGTCACGGTGGGCTAGCAGCGCTTCCGTGAGCTGGTCAGCTTCGACTCCGCCCCAGCCAGGCGACGCCGGGTCACTCGGTTTTCCAGGAACTAGGTCGGCAAGCAGGAGGGCGCGTTGGAGGCGAGATTGGTCAGTCAAAGCGAACTCCTTCGAACATCGATTCAATCAACCCCTGCTCCCACCAGCGAGAGTGGGATCCGCGGCACGCGCGCCACTTCTTTCCAAGCTGGTCAGCGAGTCGGCGGTTCTGGCGCGCCATGCGCCGGCGCCACTTGAGCGGGCGTCGGATGCCGTAGAGCCTGAAAACGACCTTGTGGTTTCGCATCACCCGGGCTCCTTTGCTGCTCCGTATTTGGACTTTGCCTCGCGAATCGCTTGCGCGAACACGCCGGCAATGCGCGACATCACCGTGTCGTGGTCGAGCGCTGGGTTGTTTGCTGCTTCGCGCATCAACTCGCAACCTCGCTCGGTTAGCTCATCCAGCAGCTCCAGCCTCGCAGCCCGAGCTACGGCGGCATCTCGCTCCTTGATGAGCGCCACGGCTTCCGCATGCGTCGGCGCTCCGGCGGACGCGCGCTTTTCGAATTCCTCGGCGGTCTCAAGCACCACAACGCACCTGACTCTCCACATCACGAACCGCCCGCTCCCGTCGCGCAAACAACTCTTCCAGGCATATCAGGTTGGCCAGGGTCGGCGCCCGCATTCGAGCTTGGGTGACGGTGATGATGTCGCGCTCTACTTGGTGGAGGTCTCGGGTGAGGATGCTGATGCTACAATGGAACATTGGGCGTTTCCTTTCGAAGGTCCAAGAGCACGCGAACCGCGCTGTTCACGAGCTCGAGCTCGACCCCGGTGTCTTCGTCGTCAATCGACTCGCTCACGAGCTTCTTGTGCAGCTGCTCGGCTGAAAACAGCACGTTCTTCTCGGCCGCATTCAGTGCCTGTACACTGGCGAGCTCTGAGCGCAGGCGGGCGATGGTGTTGTCGCGACAGAGGCGCTCGCCGAGCCAATCACCCTGACGATTGGCGAAGCAATGCGTCGCGAGTGTCCCGGTATCGCCGCCAGACAGCGGCCTGTCGCAATCAGGACATCGCTCCACTGGCTCGGGTGATGCTGGGGTAGTCGGCGCGTACGGGCACCTATCGACATGCTGCGGTTGCGGCGTTGGAAACGGCGGGCCGAGGCTCTCGGTTACGCAGGCCATGCAACGGACTTGGTCAGTAATACTACTCATCTGGGTTACTCGCCTTCATCTGATTCGCCATGGCCGTTGCCTGGGCGATCAACTCCTGCATGTCGAGCGTCATCTTCCAGGTCGACCAAGCGGTGCCCACGGTTTTTCCGAGAAGTCCGCGCAGCGACGTCGGGACCCTGATTGGTTTCGAAAACATCCACTGGTCGACGAACCGCTGGATGTGTGCCTTGACCTTCGCGGGATCACTTGTCACCGTGAAGTGGTGGCCAGCGAAGCGAACGAGCGCGACTCGGCAGCGTCGAAGGTTGCGGGCGCGCCGTTTCTTATGCTTGCGTGATGGGCGCTTATCCGGTGCGCGGTAGGCGATCTGCGTCCACGTGGCGATGTTGTCGATGTTCATCGGGATTGCCCCTCCGTAGGCCTCATGGGCACGAAGTACTTGGAGCAATACAGCGTGTCTGGTTCGGCAAATGGGCCCGAGTAGTGCTCGTGACGGGGCTCCTCGCAGTTGCGACACCGAGTGGAGTCGAGCTTCGATGGGACGAAGCGGCGCAGCGCGGCCTTGATTTCGGCCAACGCCCTATCCCTGGAGTCGAGAGCGTCGAGCAGGGAGAGCACGACTGCTGGGTTGGCTGCGGCGATGAAGCGAGCGTCGTGGTTGTCGCCAAGCTTCAGCGTGCGCGCCACCTGTCGACGCATTCCGGTTGTGTTGTAGACGAAGGAGCGAGATTCCGAGCCGGGACCCTGAGACCAAGGGCCAGGCGTTGCCGCCACGGCTAGTTTCCGGAGCTCCGCGCGCTCTTCTTCGGTGGGCTCAGCCATTCACAAACACCTCCACCAGCTCCACGCCGGCACGCTTCAGATTCTCGAGCACATGCTGGAAGTGGAGCGCCAGAGCGGCGAGCATCTCCTCTGTCGTGTGCTCACCTTCGAGCAAGACGGTGCTGTTGCACGCCCCGCGCTTGTCGCCCTGGCAGCGGTCCCACCACTGGATCAAGGTGTAGCCGAGCAGCTGGTGACGGAGGAACTGGCCTTGGGGGCACTCGTCAAGCCAGCGCTCTCCGAAAGTGATCGGGCCGCCTCGATCGCGCTGTGGAGCAAACTTTGAGTCGAGCGCGCACTCAAGCCGATCGGCCTCTGCGTTTGGCAATCCGGTACAGCGACGGCCTGGCCCGACAAGTTGATGCCCCGGCCCGTTCCAGCACCCGAAAAACAAGCAACGGTCAACCATTCGATTCCCTCATTCGTTGTACGAGTGCCGAGTACTCGCGGTTCCACGAGTTGTACCGAGCCAAACACGGAATCCCACTTCTGAGCGGCCTCCCTTCGTTGTCCCAAGGAGGGTAGCCCGCGAACTCAGCTGCAGCGGCGTCTTTGATTCCCTCGCTGACGTATTCGCGGAGGAGACGGGCGCGTTCGGCGGCAAGGTTCATGGCGCCCCCAATCCGCGAATCGCATTCGCCAAGATGTAGAGCCCGAGTTCGCTGTCGACGTGGTAGCAACGCACCTCAGCGCGGGCGTAGCCGACGCGCTTGTCTGGGACGAAACGGTAGTCATCTGCCGCGTCAGGCGGGAGCGTACCGCGCTCGATGAACCCGGCAAGCGAAGCGGCTTCCTTCCCGTCTGGATCACTGCAGAGCTGTTTCCCATCCGCGTCGAAGTAATCGGCGCCATATTCTTCAGGACTCGGACACCCGCAGTGCCCGCCGCTCCGGATGTCGGTCTTCCCAACCGGATCGGCGTACAGCTTCAGCGCCACGTCGAGCGGCATCGGGCCATCAACGATCCAGTAGTAGTTGTGAAAACGGAACGTGAACGCGCCGAGCTGTCCGACAATGGGCGTTCCGCTGAGAACCTTGATGCCGCAGCGTTCCAGCGCTTCGGCGAACACCGGCGGCATCGGGCTTCCGTAGTGACCTGAGAGACCACCGGGGTAGCTGATAGGGTCTCGCGTAATCATCTGACCACCGCCGCTACGGGAGCGCTCGGCGACGTTGGTCGCTGAAGCGTGTAGCCGAGACCGAGCAGCGCGCCGATCACTGAGCGGACCAGCACTCGGTCCAGGTCCTTGGCGTCCTCGCTCAGCTGGTCATACGGGACAAGCAGGTTTTCGCCTGTTTCGGAGCGCTTGTCGTCCACTCCCTGCATGCGCTTCTCAGCCATCCAAGAGTTGTGCACAGCGGCGGCAACGGGCTCGATGATCTCTTTCATGTGGTCTCCGTGAGTTGTTCGGTTCCTGGTCGCATGCGCATGTCGACACCGGACAGGGCACGATGCCAATTCAACAGCGCGGCAGCCGACGAGCGTCGATGATCGCGATCTTGCCCCGGGTCAGCGGGACCTCTACGACTCGTGATTCGCTATTCATCGCAGACCCACGGGTGTGGCTTGGCCAGTTCGCCTAGTGCTTTCGGCGATGCCAATGGGCGGACTGGCTTGCTCCAAGCGGCAAGGCGAGCGCGAGCAGCGACGTTCTCCGCGCTCGCGTGAAAAGGCCCAGGGTCCCAGCCGACATCGCCGAGGCGATGAGCGCAGTAGGTGCAGAGATTGTCACATGTAGCCACTACGCCGCGAACTGAGCATGCGGGCGTCGAGCAGAACGGGGCCGCCGGCCGCTGAGGGTTGTCGCAGACACACGGGACCTCGCCGCAGCGCCGACAATCGGATTCGGAGCGAGCTTCCCCACTCCCAGGGGTAGAGCTTGCCGCTGTGCACTCGCCAACCACGAAGCGTGACACATGCCAGAACGGCAGAGAGTCAACGCCTAGAAGCACAACGTTCGTCGCGTCGTGCATTGCGGTGACGAGGTATTGGCTGCCAACGATCAGGGCGTTGTCGGTGTTGTAGGCGTCGATGCACTTGAGCCAGGCGCCGGGTTGGATTGGTTGCTTGGTATGGGGTTCGGTGCTCATCGCGTGGTCCTTCCTTGCCGAATTTCGGCGATCATCAGCAGCAAGTCCGCCGCGGGTATCGCAACGCCAATGCTGTCGGGTAGACACTTGCGCGCCGAAGACGCAATCGAATCGAGGCGCTCATCAGGGATCGCATTCACCAGCTCCACTCGGTCCCTCCCCGCTTCGATTGCAGACAGGGCGGCGTAGGCTACGGCGCTAGCGGTTTGGTTGAGAGCCTCGCCGCCCCCATCAGGACTTTTGGTCAGCCCCACTCCCGGCGAATCCGGGGTTAGAGCTTCGTTCACGTTTCTGGGCGCACGACTTGGTGAGTGCGGGGAGTCTGGTTTGGTGGTCATCGACGTTTCCTCCCGCGCACAAGCGCGGCTTTCACGTGATCGGTGAGTTCTCGGATCGTTCTGTCAGTGGCGCTCGACGTGTTGTGTCCGGAGCCGCGGGTCTGCCCGGCTTTCTCGATCACCACCAGGAGCAGATCGAGCGCCCGCAACGGTGTGAGCGTTGGATGCTTGGGTTGGTCTCCCCGCCTCACCTCTTCCGCCCCTTGTTTTTGACCTTCGACTTCGGCGGCGTAGCCATTGTGGATTTCTTGCCAGCCTTGGCGCCAGACTTGGAGGCGCGCTCCTTCTGTACCGTTTCGAGCTCCTTTTCGAAGCTGAGCCCAAGCGCCGCGCAAATCAGCGATACGCCGGTGTCAGCCTCTTCTCGGTTCTTGCCCGGCACCTCACGGCCGATCAGCAGCTCGACAATGAGCCCCGCGATCACGCTCTTGGACGATGTGAGCACGCGGTTCTCGAAGATGTCGTCGACGGGTTTCTGACGCTTGCCGTCCACCTCCGGTGTCTGGTCCCAGCCGCGGCGCTTGATGGCCTTGCGCTCGTACTCGCTCCACACCGAGGTGCGCGCGCAGAGCGCAAGCCCTTGCAGCACGCCGAGCTCGACGCCACCCCAGGCCTTGTCCTTCTCGATGGCGCTCACGATCGCGGCAATGAGCCGGCGCTGCGCCTCGGACATCGCGAGGTCCTTTTCGCGCTGGCGCTTCTCGGCCGCTGAAGGGGTGTCCTTCTGCGATTTGCTGCTCGCTTTGGCCTCTCCGGCGGCCTTGCGCTCCGCGGCGTCCACGTCCTTTTTGGCGACGAGCTCGACGATCAAGCCGGACTCAGGGTCGCGCGCGAGCGTGATCGGCGGGAGCTCCTTCCCGAGCAGGCTGCGCACGGTGCGCGATTTGCCGGCCAAGTATTTCCGATCATCAAGCTTTTCGAAGCGGTCGCGCAGCTTGGCGGTTTCGCCGTCCCACACGTGGCCGAGCAGCTTGCCGGCGTCCTTCTGGTTCAGGACCTCGCCGCCGGCGGCCTTGTGCTCCTTCGAGCGAATGACCCAAACCGCGTCGACCTTGGAGCGGAAGCACTTCGGGTCGGTGCAGAGGTCCGGGCTCGAAGCATCGGCAAACAGATCGACCTGCACGCCGGTGCGCTTGGGGCACGTCGTGCATGCGCCAGCCGCCGGGACTAGCGCCGCGTCATCTGACTTGAACGGGGCATCCTTGAGCGCGCACATCACGTCGCGCTCGAGCGTTGACCGAGCTTCGGCGACGGACATTTGCCCGTCGTGCATGCCAAAGCCCTGGATGTGTTTGAGCCCTTCGTCCTGCAGCTTTTGGTTCGGCAGCTTGGCCAGGAGCAGCGCCACGCCGATCGAGATCCGCTCGTCGTCGATGGCCTTGCGGCACTCCTTGCTCAGCCCGCAAAGCTTCAGCCGCTGCGCGACGTAGGGCACGGGGCGGCCAATCTTGTCGGCCAGGCGCTGCAGGTCGTATCCACGCTTGATCAGCGCATCGAAGCCGTCGGCCTCGTCGAGCGGGTGAACGTCGCGGCGGTTGTTGTTCTCAACGACGGCGGCTTCGAGCATCTCATCGTCGGTGTACGCCCGCACGATGACGGGCACCGTGCTCGATCCGGCATCGATTGCGGCCTGGCGCCGACGGTGACCGAACACCACTTCGAACCCCTGCACGGCGTGCTCGCGCGCGACAATCGGCTGCAGCACGCCGACCTGTTTGATTGACGCGACGAGTTCGGTCAGGTCACCCAGATGCTTGCGCGGGTTGTTGGGTGAAGCGTGAAGCTCTTCGAGCGGAATCTGATTGACCGTTTCGACGGTCGCCGCGGCTGTGCTCATCCGTTTTTTCCTTGGGACTTTTGGGCAGATCAGAAGCTGACCGCCTGTGAAGCGCCTGCTTCATCAACGACAACGCCGATGTTGTTCCAGCGGTGAATGTAGCGCCCCGTTACACTCTCGCTCTCGCGACAGAGCTTCGGTAGCGTGACGACGGATCCAAAAATGGGGCCGCGGTTGTTCCTGAGGTTGCTCAGGTAATCACGCGGAGCTCGACCGTACTTGTCAGACCAAAATCCCTGGATGAGTTCACGCTCGCAAGCGGGCACCCAGTCCGGCCACACGAATTCAGCCCAGGTGCTGGCTTCTGTCGTCAAGTGCTGCGGCAGCGCGGCTGTCGCTGCCGTTAGCAGTTCGTCGGCGCGCGGGTCAGCGAACCGCATGCATGCTACGGCGCGGCCGGATTCCTCGATCACTTCGAGCGTATGAATCTGGAATAGGCCGCCCAGCGACCAGTCGCAGCCGACGCCCGGATTGTGGCGTCCTTCGCAAGCAAAGTAGATCCATCCAGAGGTATCGCCTATGTCGGCACGACGAGCCTTGGTCTCGTTGTGGCTTTGCTCGTGCCCGCATGCAGGGCATTTGAAGCGCCACGCGCGCGGGTCAGCGCCAAACAGCTCGTTACCGATGCGCAGCCAATCTGTGCGAGAAATTGAAATACGGGAGGGGGTCGTCATTCAAATCAGCCTTTCATCAGAGCGTCGGAGGCGGCATCGCTTGGCTTCGCGATAGTTAGCGTCGCATGCTCGAACAGAAACGGAGCGAGCCGGCGCGCTTCCTCCATGGGCATGTCGAACGCCTGGCGGCGCACGAGTTCGTCCGCTTCGACAGGCGTCGGCAGCTTGCTCGGGTACGAGTGAAGGACGACCGTCACCGCGCCAAGCTCGAGCTGCTTGGTGTGCGGGTAGTGCTGAGCGTTCGCGGGCGCCTGCATTACGCCAGCAACGACCGTGCCCTTGGCGCGGCGCTGGCTCATCGGCGCGAAGCCTGCTGTCGTGAGGCTTGCCAGAGCGCCACCTCGATGACCTTGACCTCGCTCGCCGCCGTGCCGGGGTGGGCCACGAGGTACGCCGCGAGCAGCCGGTCCCACGCTCGAGCGCGTTGCTGAACCGGCGATTTGAGGCGCTGCTCAGGGCGCGCGAACTGGAGCGAGTAGTTCACTTTCCGCCCTTGGCGGTGTAGGTGGTGGCCCGCTGAGCGCCTTGAGCGGTGATGCGCTTGGCAGCGCGCAGCTTCCTGATTGGAAGCACCATCTCTTTCGTCGACATGGCCGCGTGAACCGCGAGCTTCTCGATGCGCTCGCCCGGGTGAGCCTTGATGACGGTGAACACGTGCTCGGTATCGCGCTCGAGCGCCTCGGGGGTGCGCTTCTCGCCTTTGGCGCGAGTGCTCGAGCTGGCCGGATTCGTGGCGCTCTTGCCGCGCTTGGCCGCCTGCGTGATGCCCTCGAGTTCGCGCATGATGTTGGCCGCGCGCGTCTCTACATCGGCCTCGATGTCGTCGAGCTTGGCGCGGATTTCGTCGAGGAACGGTTTGATAAAGCTGCTCATTTGGTCTTTCCCTCCGGGTGTCGCTTGTTCGTTTCGTGGTTCACAGAGTCGATTGCGGCGTCCTGCTCGGGTGACCATCCACGCGGGTCACTCGTGCCGATCACTGGCGCCGCGCGTCGCAGGCGTTGATTGCGGTAGAGCTTCAGCGCATCACCGAAGTCGCCGAGCTCGACCGTGCTGCGGTGATTGCGAACGGTGTAAATCGGCATCTAGCCCACCGGCTTAGAGTCGCCCTTGAATGCTGGGATGATGTGGCTCTCGAGCAACTCGAGGGCATGCTCGGCGTCGTCGAGCGCGTGGTCTGTGAGCTCCGCCGATTCGACGACGGCCAGCGCTTCCTCAATGCAGTGCTTTGCCTGTTGCAGCAGGCGTCTCGTGGTCGGCTTTGGCATGGTTCCTCGATTCGAGCGGAAGGCGGGACAGCTCCTTAGGAGAGCCAGCGAGGGGGAGCTGACTCAGGAGCTGCACCCCCGTCCGCCCAGTTCGATTGGAGCTCTGCTCGGAGGACGCTCTGACCCACACTTATCGCCACCGACGCTGGGGACGCCGGATTCGAGGAAAATGGCGTGTGTGAGTCAGAACGTCGTCCGAACAGAGCTCCGTCGTTCGGTCAGGATTCGGTGTTGTGACGAAAGCCCTCGGCGAGAGTCAGTAGACGCGCCTGGATATTGTCGACGCGCTCTGCCGCTGCCTCGATTGTGTTGGCCGTGTCGTCGCCAGTGACGCCCGGCAGGAAAGCGAACTCGTCTTTGACCGCGCCGAGCACCAGCTGCAGCGCTTCGAGCTCGAGCGCGCGCTTGCCAGTGGGCAGGCCACGCGCCTCTTTCATGATCGCGATCATCTGGTCGATCTTGCCGCGCTCGTGAACCAAGTGGTTCACAGCGGCGCTGTAGTCACCGCGCGCAATTGCGATACGCGCGCCGAAATGATGCGTCGCCGCGAGCTCGCCCCACTCTTTCGCCTGCGCCACGAGCGCCTCTTCGCTGGGCGGCTGCGGGATGTGCTCGCCACCGGGAAAGCGCAGCAGCGCACCGACAACTTGCGCCGCGGACACTACCCTGCCCTCCGGAGCGGAGGAAACGGTTGAACGCTCGCCGCCGGGCCCGACGGCGGCAGCTCGGAGTCACGGGAATAACCCGTGGTGACGATCACGCAACGCGGAGCTCGACGCTCGACACGTTGCGGCAGTGGGATGACCAAGACCATGATTGGTTGGTCAGATTCGATTGTGAGTCTGGTGCGCATTGGCTGTCTCGATTGGTTGGCTGTTGAGCCCCTCAGTCGTGTTTCCCTCGGGCTGCTCGGCCCGAGTGGGCTGCAGTGACGAACCAGCGGCGGAGGGGGGGACAGCCGGGGCTCAGTCGCTGCAGCCCCTCGGAACGAGGAGCGGCGCGCGGGGACTCTCAGAAACCAGCCGCGATCGACTTCGCGTGGTCCTGGATGGCGTTGAGGAACTCGAAGCGTTCGTCGGGGTTCGTGACCGGGAAGCCGAGCTCGTTCGTCAGCTCACCCTTGAAGCCGTAGGTGGCGATTTCCGTGACGCGCTCTTTGCCGTCGTGGAGCTCGGCGAAGGAGACGATCTCGGTAGCGGCGGCGGTCATTGCGGCGTTGGTCATGCCCTACAGATATCGCGTTCCTGATATTATTGCAAACGCAATTATCACAATCGCAAAAATACTTACCCGGCCGGTCCGACGAACGACTCTAAGTGCGCGACTTCTTATGAACCGGGCGCCCCGTTCGGCGTGCGGTGCTCTTGGCTGGCAAGGTGAACAGCTCCGCGATCTCGACCCTGAGGGCCGCAGCGAGTTCTACCAGCGTGCTCAAGCTGATGTTGGCGTCGCCCGCTTCGACGCGGTTCATCTGACGTCTCGATAAGCCGAGGCGCTCCGCGAGCTCCTCTTGGGTCGTGTCAATTTTTTGGCGCTCTTCGATCACGCGAAGACCGAGGCGCAGCATGACGCGGCGCGCAGCAGGCTTTACCACGCGCACAATGGAACATCATGCCGGCTCGGCATAAGATGCCGCCGGGCGTCACCTTTAGGAAGGCAAAATGCAGCTGTGTCGTTTTTGTAAGAAACCGGAACACAGAATCACCCGATGGGGTTAAATCCTAGTCAGGGGTTTCTAGTTTTTTCTGAGGGCTTGAAGTGAAGAAGAGCGGACAGGGGAACGAGCCGCGCGAACGCGCGATCGCGATGATTCGAAAGACACCCAGCGGACAGTTTGAGACCCGCATTTACGGCGTTCTTCCGGGGCGCAGACGCCTCGCGATCCGTGCCCACGGATCGGAGGACTACGTCGGGCGCGTCAGCGCGCTTTATTGCGGGACGATTCCTTACCAGGGGCAGCCGGAGGCGGAGGCTTCGCCTCCGGAGGAAACATCGCCGGGGGCGTCTCGCTCTCGCGTAAAGACCGCTCGGCCGGTGGAAGCGGACGAGGCGGCTGCGACCGGTGAAGCTTCGGCGCCTCGTCGCCCACGCCCATGACGATGTAGTCGAGGGAGACGTTCATCTCTTTGCAGATCAGCGCCAGGGCGGCGACGGTCATCCCCTCGGTGAGCGGCTCGGCCATCAGATCGCTGATGAGTCCTTGGGATAGCCCTGTCGCGTCAGCGATTGCTTGCTGCGTGAGGCCGTCCTTCTTTTTCTTCCGAAGGAATTCCTCCTTCAGCCGACGCGGAAGCTGTTTCATCTCCTCGGGCGGCGGTGCACCACGTTTTTTTTCTTTCGTCTCCGACTCAGCGGCCATCTTCCAGAAGCATTCTCGGTGTTTGCGACCCGGCGACAAGGGCGGAGAAAGATTGCGATTGCGATAATATCGCGTATGTGATATTTCTTGCTCCCGCGAATGAGGAAGCCAGGAAACATCGGCAAAACGAAGGGTTGGGCGGCCCTGGTGGAGCTGCTGAAAGGTCAGACCCAGACGGAGCTCGGTGACGATGTTGGTCTGCGCCAATCGGCGATCAGTGACATCGTTACTCTGCACAAGAAAGCCAACGTGCGGGAGGTCGTTGCTCTTTCCAAGAAAGGCATCGCCCCAGAGCTCTGGACGATCCCGCTGCGCCCCGAGCGCCGCAAGGGGGCAGCGTGAACGCGGTGCAGGTCATTGCGGCCATCGTGTCGCTCGTTGGCTTGTTCGTGGCTGCGCGCTCACTGGTTCGCCTGGCAGCCGTGCTGCGCACTGAGCATCGCCAACACCGCGAAGAACGCCGCGACTCGTTCACCGAGCTGCTCGACCAGGCCGAAGCGGAGCGTATCCGCCGCCAGGTGGATGCCGAAGCTGAAAGGGACCAAATCCCATGGCGCTGAGGCGGCCCGGTTTCTCGGGAGAGGCGCTGTCTTCTTCTTGCGATGTCGCTGCGCGTCGTCGTGAGCATGAGCAGAGCATCGCCACGGCAGAAAGCAGCACCAGCGCACGTTTGCGTGGTTGCGTGCGCCGTGCGCGCTTCTCTGCATCGCTCACCCTTGAGGGTGCGGCGCTCGATGTGGGTGTCCATTTCGAGACGATCAAGCGCTGGGAGAGCGGCAAGGTTGCGCCGAATGTCGCCAAGCTGCTCGACGCGCCGAAGATTGGGCCTTTTTTTCGTCAAGAGTGGGACCGCGTGTTCAGCGCCAGGAGGGCGGCGTGAAGTTCTTTTTCCCGCTCATCGCGTTGCTCTTCGGCATCGTCACCATCGAGTGCATCGAGCAGTACCGCGCTGAGCGCTGCTCATCGACTGGCGGCGATTGGCAGGTCGGTTTTTTCGACGTGTGCGTCTACCCGCAGAAAGGTAACGCCAAATGAAGGCGCTCTCGTTCTGGATGCTCGTTGTGCGGCTTGCTATCGTCACGGCGTGCATCTCGCAATGCTCCAAGGGAGGAAGCCATGCGGCGGTCGAGGTGAAAGCCTCGTGCGTGAGTGCCTGCGACCACGAGAGCCATCAAACCTACCGAGCTGATTCTAGCGCCCATATTGGGCAGATAATTTACGAGACTCCGTGGCACGGGTCAGTGCCAAGCGCGCGAGTGAACCGCGAGGTTCGCTATGGGAACGCCGTGCACGGCAAGTCAGGTTCGACCCCTGACCGCGCGCCCAGCCCCGCACTTGAGGGGCGAAAGAACTCCTATATCGCTGAGCGGAGCTGGCTCACCCAAGACATTGGTGAGTCAGCGTTGATGCAAAGCGACACGAGCGTGCTGCCAGCGGCGCGATCGTGGGGTGCCAAGGCAGGCTGCTTCGGCGGCTGTGTGCGCCGTACCGCTGGCTTATTGCAGGGTGGAGCAGCAGTAGCTCGTCGGGCTCATAACCCGAAGGTCGAAGGTGCGATTCCTTCCCCTGCAACAGTGTCGGCCGCGGATGCAAAAACGGCAACATTCGTAGTCAGTAACGGCTGCGACCAATCGCGGGTGGCGCAACAAGGCCAAACCGGGCACGGACCACGGTCCCAATGCTCGATGGCCCGAGCGGTGTGCACAGTCGACACTTTGACAGCTGGAGAGACAGCGTCGAGCAACGGTCAGGAGCGTCAGCGAAACTCTTGGGTCCGCCCAATGTTGTGGAGCCCGCTCCGTACCCGGAACCAGGGTGGAAGTCCTTGGGGCTCGGCTGACCACAAAAACCGAACAGCGAGCGTTGGCCGGCCCGCGTGCTCCGTCATGCAGACGGGAAGCGCTTCGGCGCAGCCGGCGTCGACCTTTGGAGTCCAAATGGGAGAGCGGCTCGAGCTTCGCCCGCTGAGCATCACGGGCGCGCGCAAGCAGGTGAAGCTCTTGCACCGGCACTTGCCCAAGGTCGTGGGCGGGCTGTTCGCATCGGCCGTTTACGTCGGGGACGAGCTCGCCGGCGTGGCCATGGCGAGCGAGCCCAAGGCGCCGGCGCTCCGCGGGCGGCGCATCGTCGAGATCACGCGCTGCGCTACGGATGGCAGAAAGAATGCGTGCTCGAAGCTCTACGGCGCATTGTGCCGAGCAGCAGGCAGCATCGGCTACACGCAGGCTCGCACGTACACGCGTCTGGACGAGCCTGGGACGTCCCTGCGCGCGGCTGGGTTCGTCGACGACGGCCTGACGCGCGAGGAGTCGTGGGACCGGCCGAGCCGCAAGCGCGGCGGTGAGCTGTCGCAGGTGCGCCGCTGGGTACGGCAGCTGGGGGTCGGCTGATGTACGGGCCCAGCGACAAGGACTACGTACGCGCGATCGTTCTGCTCGCGATAGTCGGTGCCCTGCTCGCCTTGGGCGTTGAGCACGGTTTCGGATGCTTGTGGCATCACCTCGTTGTGGGGTGGAAGTGAAGCGAACGCCCTTGCGCCGCAAGTCGCCTCTGCGCTCCACGAGCTCGCTGCTCGCGGCCAAGCCATTGGCTCGCGTGTGCGAACTCAAGCGCACTGCGTTCAAGCGCAAGGCTCGCCGCCCGAAGCCTGGCGACGAACCCGCGTACAAGGCGTGGGTCAAAACGCTCCCCTGCTGTGTGGGTGGCAAGCGCTGCGGCAAGGCCGACCCGCACCACCTCATCGACGGCAAGGGTGACGCCCGCAAGGGCATGGGTCAGACCGCGCCTGACCGCTTCTTGCTGCCGATGTGCCGCAGGCATCACGACCTATTCCACGCCGGCAAAGGCGTGTTCGCGCACTTCGATGCCGCCCAGCGGCTCACGTTCCAAGAGCAAGAGTGCGAGCGCCTGCGAGCGATTTGGGCCGAGCTGAACGAACTCGGCGTTTGGCAAGAACCACTTCGAAAAGCCGTTTGAGGGACCGATGCAGAACGCTTCCGAAGAACAGCTCGCGCCCATTGATTGGTGGGTCTGGCATCGCAAGCGAGTGAAAGCGCTCGCCGTGGTGACGGCCGCGACGCGTTTGCGCGCGGTGCTCGAAGGCGTGTCGAAGGTGCGCGCATTGCTCCCCCGCGTTGATGGCAAGTCGCCCACCGTCGGCATTGACGAGGTCGACGCACAAGCGTGGCGCGAAGGTGACACCCGCGAGTCCGTGCTGGCGCAGCTGGCAGCGAGGAGAGCAGCTTGACCGATCCGAAAATGATGATGGTGACCATGACTGCCGGTCAGCTCGCGGAGCTCGTTCGCTCCGAGGTCAAGGCAGCGCTGCTCGCGCAAAGCGCGCTCGTGTCGCTGCCGCCTGAGGTGCTGACGAGCGAAGAGGCCGCGACGTTCCTCAAGATGCCGGTCGAAGTGCTCCGAAAGCGAGCGCGCGAGAACGAGATCCCCTCGTTCAAAATCGGCTCGCTGCTGCGCTTCTACGTGAGCGACTTGAAATCGTACTTGGAGCAGCAACGCGCAAAAAAGAAGGCGAGCTGATGGCTGTAGTCACCAAGAAGCGGAAGCACGTGACGACTTATTACGTCGTCACCTGGTTCCAGGGCGCTGCGTACAATGAGCGCTCCGGAACCGACAAGCGCGAAGCCCAACGCCTCGACAAGCAACGCAAGCGCGAGGTGAAGCAGGGCACGTTTCGCCCGAACCAAAAGACGGCCGAGCCGACCGTTGCTGAGTACGGCACCACGTGGGGCGCCGCGCGCCGCAACATCTCGGCACCCGACGATCGCCGCAACCTCGGCCGCTTTCTCGCGTTGCCAGAGTTCGCCGGCCTCAAGATCGAGGAAGTGCGGCCGCGTCACATCATGGCCGCGCTCGAGCAGCTCAAGATTGCCGGCAAGGTGAAGCTGAAGTCGCTTCAGAACTCGTACGGCGCGCTGAACACGATGTTCCGCGACGCGCAGATCGCCGAACTCGTGACGGCCAATCCGTGCGTGCTGCCCCGCGGCTACTTTGCGGACGAAGACCCGAAGGAACGCGAGTCCTACACGCGTACCGAGACAGCGGTGCTCGTTTCGCACCACAAGATCCCGGAGCCGATCCGCGTGCTCCTGGCCCTTTGCCTGCTCGGCGGCATGCGCGAGGGCGAGGCCTGCGGGCGTCGTTGGAGCGACCTCGACCAAGCCCCCACCCCACTTTGGGCGCTTGAGGTCGGGACCCAATACGGCGGGCGGGCGCTGAAGACCAAGAAGCGCCGCGTGGTGCCCGTGCACCCTGACCTGCAGCGCATCTTGGAGCACTGGGCTCGAGTCGGGTTCGTTCAGCTGATGGGCCGAGCCCCGACCCCCGAGGACTACATCGTACCCAATGTCAGCCGGTGGGCCAGGGCGCCGCACCATACCAAGTCGAGCTTCTCGAAGCTCTTCACCCGGAAGGCGCTCAAGGTGACGGGCATCCCAAACAAGACCCTGCACTCGACCAGGCACACGATGATCACGCTGGCGCGCCGTGGTGGGGGCGACAAAGCGGTGGTCTCCAAGGTGACGCACAACGCCAAGGGGGACATCGTGGACCGCTACACGCACCGCGACTGGTCCGAGCTGTGCGCCGCCGTGCTCGCTATCGGCTCGCTGTTCGATTCTCCGCCCCCAAACGGCCCCGACTTTGACGCGCGGCCAAGTCTGCACCTGACCGGTGAAATTGCGCAGGAAACCGCGTCCGGAAATCAGGCTGCAATTCCACGGATTGACGTAGAATTGCCCGCGGGACTACTTGAGGAACCGACTTCAATTCCCGGCGCCTCCACTCTGTTTGAACGGAAAAAATGGGCCGCGCCGCAAGCGCGGCAACATTTTTGGCAACGGGCTCTGGGAGCCGAATTGCGAGGACCGCCTCGCAGAGCGGCTCCCAGTCCCAATGAGTGTAGTGGTCGACGATCGTCCCGGACGAGTTGTGCGTGATGCGTTCGACCACCTCGGTTCGGGCGCCGGCGCGGCGGGCGAGCGTGATGAAGGTGTGGCGGGTGGCGTGGAGGGTCTGGCTCTCGACGCCGGCCTCACGGCAGGCACGCGCCCAGAGCTTGGCGCCGCTCTTCTTGGTGTGGTTCACGAGCCGCTCGAGGTTTCCGCGCTCTCGGCGAGCGACGATGAAGTCTGTGGGGCCCGGCTTGCGACAGTTTGTGAGCTCGAAGCCTTTGCTGCGCCACCAGGCGAGCTTGCGGCCCAGCTCGGGGTGGATCGGGATGTTCCGCGAGTGCTCGCCCTGTCCTCGCTCCGTCTTAAGGGGCTGACCGTCGTATTGCGAGGTGAGCTTGATGCAGCCCAGAGTCTTGACCTCCTCGTCGACATCGCGCCATCGGAGGCCGCAGATCTCACCCTCGCGCATGCCCGTGAGCAGCGCCAACGCGGCGAAGACGCCCGCCTCGGTTTGTAGGCCGATCAACTTCGTCACGTTCTCGATGGCGTAGGGCTGCCGCGTTCCGCGGCGGTGCTTCCGACTCAGAAGGCCGCGCGGCAGGATGCACGGGTCGACGAACATGAGCTCTTGTCGGCGGGCGTCGCTGCACGCCGTGCGGAAGAGGCCGTAAATATTCGAGACGTATTTTTCGCCGAGCGCGCGACTTGTCTGAGAGCTCACGGTTTCGAGCAACTCACGTACGAGTCGCTCGGCGTGTAGCGGGCGAAGCTCTTCACACGGCAGATTCGCTAGCCACGGGCGGCTGCACAGGTGGGTGTCGATGATTCGCCGGTCGTCGTCTGCGTTGCGGTTGCGGCGATCTTTCCCCCACGCCGCGAGGAACTCACCGAATGGCATGGTCGGCCGTTTCCCGCGCGCGAAAGTGCCGTCGCGCACCTCGCGCTTCCGCTTGCGTTCGAGCGACTGTGCGGCGCGGCGATCGGACCCGGCGGGTTCCCAGAATTGCTTCCCCTCGGCGTCTCGAACCGTGACCCGATAGGTGGTTCCTGTCTTGGTCTTTCGCGGGACGACGGCCATTACTTGGTCTCCTTCTGAGCCTTCAGCCAGACAAGCACCTCAGAGCGCAAAAACCGGCGCATCGAACCCACGCGATGGGACGGAAGTCCGAGATCGAGCAGCTTTTTGATGGTGTGTCGCTCGAAGTGCAGCAACCTTGCTACATCACGAAGGGTAAGGACTTCGTCGTGTTCCATGTCGTGCGCCCCTTCAGCTGAGGCACGGGTAATCAGCGTGCCGTCGCGCAGCATTTGGCGTACCTCGGAGGCGTGAATCGGCTGCTCGTGGTTCATGGCTGCAGCCCCAAGCGGCGACATGCCTTCGAAGCACGCTGGCGGTCGAGCTCGCTCGGGACCGCCGCACCCGAGTCGGCAACTGTGTCGTTGGCGGGCGGGGCCAGGAACGCGTCAAGGTCCGCGCGTCTGACCAGTCGGCGCCGCCCGGGCCGCACGCTCGGCAGCCTCCCGGTTGCGATCCAGTGTCGGACGGTGCTCAGAGGCGTCCGCGTTTCTTCGGCAATTTCCTGCAGTAGCAGATACGGACTCGGCATGATGGCTTCCTTTCGTGAACTGCATGAAGCCATCGTGAGCGATAGGTCCGCAAGGTAGCACCCCAGAATGGGGGGGCACGCGACTGATCAGTTGAGCTGCTTCAGGGTCTCGAGATGCGACGGAAACCCAAGGCTAAACGAGGTGGCGAAGCGGTTGACCGGCGGTATTCCAAAGCCGCGATTAGCTGCGTGGTCGAGGTGGTCGGCAATTCGCTTTCGCCAGACACCGGGTTTCCGTGCCTTGTTCGCGACGATGAGACACGCGATCTCCGCGTCGCTGAAGCCTTCGTTCGCCAACGCGCACACGACCTCTTGGAAGACGATATCGCGCGAGCGGCGCCCACGCGGTGTCGGGTCAAAGAGACATACGTCCCGGATCTGAGCATCGAGCATTTGTAGTGACGGCTGCAGTTCGCGCAGACGCCCCGCGACCGCTTGCGCGAATCCCGCTACATTCCCGCAGTCGGCGATACGCGCGGCGATCCAATGTAGCCGCGAGCCAGTAAAGTACAACGTGTCAGCGAGGTCCCTGACCGCCCTCCGCGTAGGTGTTTCTACAATCTTCGAGAGTGAGAGCAGTGCTATGCCGAAGGGACACGGCGACCCAGTGAGCACGCAAGCCACAGACATCACGTCGGCGGAACCGTCCTGGAACGGCGTATAGCCACGCTTCCACGCCTCACCAACAATCGCCTCGCATGAAGCTCGAGCGTCAATGATCGGGCGAGCGGCCTTGGGAAAAGGCCTCAAATCAAAGGCAGAAATCGCGAGACCCGGCGCATCTGGCCCGAGCAACTCCTGCGCAAGTTTGTCCAGCTTTTCAGCGATGCGCGGGGACCGGATGCAAAGCATCTCGTGATCATGGCGGATGCGAATATGGGGGTCTTTGCAGCAGTACGGCACCTTGGGAAGCTGCACGTGTGGCTGCGTTTTTCGAAGGTCGGCGAGCGAAGCTTCGCTCGTGTCAAACTCAGCTCGCAATGCACCGTCGACCGCGCAAACGGCCAAGCGGATCTCTTCGGCGATTCGCGCAAGAACCCTTCCGAGCTCCGGTGCGTTGAACGGCGGTGAACCTTTGCGAATTCGAGCCGGCGAGGGCATGGCTACGACCGTACACCTCCGCGAACGTTCGGCAAGGACCGACAGCTGAGCCGCAAGATTTCGCAGGAGCGGCTCGCCATTTCGTCGTGGCTCGCTATCTTTGCGATGAGAGGGATCTTCCATGACCGCCGATCTAGGCGAAAACGCCTATACACATAGCGAACCCGTGAACGATGAGGTGGCGGTTGCCGAGGTTGTCACCGTCGAGACAGGTGACGCGCCAACTGCACGCCGACTGACGCGCACTGAGGTCGCGACGCTGATGGGCGTGAGCCCATCGACCGTGGTGCGGCGCGAGCGCGCCGGTTTGCTTCGCGCACAGGTGATCGACGGCGTGCACGTGTTCGATGAAACTGAGGTCAAGCGCACGATCACGACACTGCGCCATCGCACAACAATCTCCGAGCTCGGCGGTGCGGCTGGTGACATCGCCGCGCTCGTTTTTAGGGAATTGGACGCGGAAGCGACGCCGATCGAGATCGTCAAACGCCACGCAGTGGCGCCCGCGACCGTCAAGGCCCTGGTCGCCCAGTACCGCGACTTTCGTGACGAGGTTACAATCACTGCTGGCGAGCTTGCCTCCCTCCGCGCCCAAGCGGCAGAGCGGTCCCAGAGCGCGCCAGCCACCCATCCCGTGCGACCCGTGACGTGCATGGGCTGCGGCCAGGAGCCTCGCGTGCGGGCGTGCGCAGCGTGCTTGGCGAGCGAGCGTGCTCACGTTGAGCGCCAACACAGCAGTGGCGTGGAGCACGTCCGCTTCGCCCTGCGGGATGGGAACGGCGGGACGACCTACGTTTCGAATTGGACGCCGATGCTCGAGCACGAGGCCCGCGCCGTAACCGTCTAGATCGCGAAGGAAGGTCAGCGCCTCATGGCAACTTCGGCAATTTGTACCGCTTGCGGGTTTGAGTCCCGCTACCCCGCCACTCGTGGAGCCCGGATCGCGAACATGCATTGCATCAGCTGCGGTCGAGGTCGAACACTGACGCGTGCAGGTCGATATCCGTCCGCGGCAGCGGTTTCGGTACGGAGGGCGCGTCGACGGCGCCGACATCGCGGCGAAGTATTGGCGTAATACAGTCCAAACCAGCTCAGCAACTTCAGGGCGCGCGCGTACCACGGACTTGACCTGAATTGGCGCAGGCGGGGCAAGAGTCAGGGAGCGCTTCATGTCCGCAGCAACTCCAGCGCCAGGCGTTCTACTGCGCTCGCATCATATCGCCGAAGCGCCCCCGTCGTCCTGTCCATGACTTCGACCTTGCCATCGAGCGTCTTCACCACGACACCCAGCTCGACATCGCCGCCCAGCAGGAAGCGAACGACGCTGCCTGGCCTCGCGGCGCCCTTCGCCGACGAAGAAGACCGGATGGCGCTCGCCCACTTCATGTGCCGATCCAGCCAGGCGCGCCCGTCCTCACCGAACAGGTACGCCAGCTCCTCATCGTCGGGCATGAGGTTTGGGTCCAAGCAGTTTAGCAGCAGGGAAAGACCGGTCAGATTCTCCTCCTGCTCTTCGTCCTCGACAGCCTGGGTGGACATGGCGGTGCCCAGGTCCAGCCCGGTGGTCCAGGCTGACCAGAGCGTCAGCGCCGCCGCGGATGCCAATTCCGAGAACTCGCCATGCTCCGCCTCCAACGCTGTCCTAGCGCCGTGGCGAGGAGCGAACCCGACGACGGCAGCCCGCTTGAACAATTTCCACAGCCATTCGGTCTCGACCAATTCGCCTCCGGCAGGGAGCCACTCGAACTTGGCCTGACGTTCGCTAATGCGGTGGAGCAAACCGAGGCAGGCCACGAACTGCACGGCCACAGCGAACGGCTCGGCTTCCTCGTTCCACGCCAGCTCCAACCGCTTGAGCATTCGTCGAATCAACTTGCGAGTTTTCAATCGGCAACGCTGCGCTAGCGCTCGCTGTTCTGCACGGGTCCGCGGAATCGCGATTTCGGTGTGCTCGTCGACCTGCTCCTCGCTGATGCGCGCAGCGGCGGCCGAAACACCGGGCAGTCCTTCCCCGAGTTTATGGATGAGTGCGTCAAGCACGACGCCGACGTCGCCTGTGCTTAGGCGCGGTCTTCTCCGACCCCTCTTCTCGAGCTCACCCACACCGACTGAACCTTCAGGAGTGGCGCTATGCTTCTGTGGCAGGCCCGTTCGCCCTGCTCGCTGTCGAGGCGCGGGCTCGCCGTCGAAAATGGCCTTCTCGATCACCGCCATGTAGACGTCGATGCCCTCGTCGGCCATATCCAGATCCATGAGCGCCTTGCGCAGGGAGCGCCGTTCCTTGCTCGTCGCGCGATCACGTAGTTCGTGAAGGTGTTGAACAACGGCGCGACGAACGCCAGCCCCGTCGTTGACCTCCAGGTACGTTGCTAGTTGGCGCACCTCGTTGTCCGTAGCCCCGATCATGCGGCGCGAGTCGACCGTTGAAGTGACTTTGGTCTGCAGGAGCTCAACGCGTTCAGCATCCAGCACGGCGACCGGCGTGTCGGGGCCAGCGAAGCTCGATTCGACGGTGAACCCATTCTCGTTCTCGAGCGCAACCCACGCCCGTTGACCTTTGGCATCGACACGCTCTGTTTCCGAGGCACGGCGACCATCGATTGCTTGCCAGACAGCCTCCGTGACATCAGGGCAATCTCTCAGTGAAGTGATGCCGAGGTGGTCGGCGAGCACGTTACCTTTGGGTAGCCATCGAACGACCACTAGCTCCGCGTTGCGGCGCTCCGCGTCAAGCCATGCCGGGGCGCTTGGGTTGGCGCTGCCGCTCACGAACACCGACTCGCCGTTCTTCAGCACAAAATGGATCGCCTTTGCGTGAACGAGGCGTTTGGGATGGTCTCCCTGCCAGGACGAAAGATCCTTGAATGACACACCCGGTAGGCGCTTCGCCACTACAGGGTCAAGTTGCGAGTGTTCCGGGTGAATGGCCACCACGAGTTCCGCATCCGAATAATTTCGGAGTGTTGTGATGAAGCGCATCCCATTGTCGAAATAGGGACCAAGCACGGTGATCCTCGAGACGCCATTGCCCAGAAGTGGTTCCAGCTGGTCCCAAAGGCACGGACCAATGGGATAGGTTCCAAGCGCGGCCACCTCCGAGCTCGCGCCGCGCTTGCCTGCAAGCCACGGCGCCCAGTTTCGTGCTGCCTCGACCAACTCGGCAACCTCGCCCGCTGCCGTGCCGGCCCAAGCGAGAGCGAAATCGAAGGCCGCCCTTCCGATACCCTCCGACTCACGGTCGTGGATGCTGATCATGTTGGATATCTCTCGGTTCAAGCCGAACCCGCTCAGGGTCAAATTGTGGCTGCCGAGGATGAGCTTCGATTGCCGCTTGCCCAGCAGCAGCAAGAACTTGGGATGGAAGACTCCGGGGGCAGCGACAGGGACGAGCGCGTAGAGGCGGCCTGCAGAACGAGGTGCGAGCTCGTCATCGCCGAGGCATGCTGCGCACTGAGCAGCATCCATCAACAGAACGTTGTGGTCACTGCCGTGGCTGCGCAGCGCTCGCAGGACCACTTGCTCGAAGAACGGGAAACTGACGTTGTAGGAACCGAGGATGGCCGCCTGGTAACTTCCGTTCTTCAGCTCCTGAAGGAGGCCGAGGCCCTCAGCCATGCAGCTCCTTTCGAAGGAGCTCACCAGCTTGCGTAAGCTGGTGCTGTGCGTTGATCATTCCTAGGTCGCGGAGCGCCCGAAGGGTCTCGTCGAGGCGAGGATTGCCGTAGCCTACGTCAATGTTTCTGATCGGCTGAAGCCCAAGCTCGGTTGGGCGAAGGCGGAACGTGTCGATCCCTTGCGCATGCAGCTTTCGCAACGCAACCCGGAGGTGGTGACCAACGCACCAGTGCGTCACGAGCCAGGACAGCCAATCCCTCATTGTGAGTGATTGCCACTTCCCGCGAGCGAAGCTGCGCAGGGTTCGTAGATTGACGGGGTAGTCCGTGAAATACGCCTCTTCTCGTCCAAACCCTCCGTAAGGTGGCTCATCGGACATTCGCGCGATCAGGGATGTGAGCAGCCTGAGCGCGCCCACAGTCGCGGGCCCAATCTCTTCCTCGGCCATGAGACGTTGGGCCTGCCGTAGTTCATGTCCCTCGTCCGCGATCGCCTCCTGTATCGGGAGCTCGTTCATCGCCTGCTCGAAGACGCTGAGTACTGGGCGAGTGAGATCGAGCTCGCCCAGATCCGCCTCGTGGCGGCCTATGAACCATTCGGCGACCCGGCTGCTGGAGTGAAGGACCGGAAGCTGGCCGCCGGCGTCGGCGTCCTCGACCGCTCGGAATACCGCCCAAAACAACGACTGCACCGCCACGCTGAGCAACTCATGACGATGGTATGCAGCCCATTTGGGAAGAGCTGGGTCAATCCACGCGCCGCCCGCAACCACCCCCCCATAGGCGCTCTCACGGAAGTCCCATACGATTGCGCCGCGCTCGGCCGTTGTATTTTGTGCCGCCAGGAAATCGCAGACCAACCGCACGGCGTCCCGCATGTCCGGCACGTCCGCCGCTCGGTCCCGATTCAATAGTACGTCGAGAATGGAGCTGACCTCTCTTTGTTGATGCTCGAGCTGGCAGGGGCAGAACGCCGACAGTTCATCGAGACGCTTCGCGGACACCTCGTCTCGAACGACGGTGTCCCAAAACAGATCACCCGGAACCCCTGCGTCGAACGCCTCAGCGAGCCGAACGCCGCGTCTTGGGGTGACCTTCAATCCGCTCTGGCGGTTGCCGCCCATGACGTCGAGGCTCTGCAGCGTCCCGCGGTAGTACTGATCGAGCCCGCCGAGTTGGGCTTTGAAGTAACGCTCCGCTCCGTCAATCCCGGGGTCTGCGTAGGTCGAGAGCCTGAGCGATCCACTTCCGAGGTCGCGAAGCGGATCGAGCAGCGTCCCTCTTCCCGCGAGACCTGCGCCGTGCATCTCCGATGAGCCGCCGGTCTCGTGGTGCGCGCCAATCAAGGTATTCAAGCACTCGGCCCGTCGGAACAAGCGCACGAATTCGTCGTAGTCAGCATCGCGCCTCTCGCGCGCGAATTTCCAAGTGAACCATGGGAAGAAGGTGTAGTGGCGGATTCGCTCCGTGACGTTGGTGACGCAGGGAACCAGCTCAGTGTAGATCGCCTCACCGACCGCGCGCAGGGCGAGGTGGTCTTCGCCGGTGATGTCTCTGGGCGGAAGGATCCACGCGGTGGTCACCTCATATCCCATGCGGGAGCTCTCCCTTGCTTCCAAACCGTCATGCCTGATCGTCGATCCACAGGTGTTCTCTCTGAACCCGTTCCCACTCTACGGTCGGAGCATCCATGTCGGACAGGTGGACGGCAATCTCCTGCAAAACAGCAAGCCCAAGCGCTGATGCCGCCGGGACAAGCCCGTGACGCTGCGCTAAGACATATTCGACTGCGGTTTCGAACACCTCATGCACGACGCCTTCGCGTTCGCAAATCATGTGCGTTAGCGCATCACGGCTATGGACGAAGCGTGTCGTAAGCGGGTTCCAGAGTCGCTTCTCGTGGTCGGAAATTGTGGGATCTTGCGCCACTTGGAACCGCAACGCATTGAATCGCGCTGCTGTGCCGCCACTGTCCCGCGCCAGACCGTCGCTGAGTGCGGCGACCCGCCACAGGACGGCTGTTAGTGCAACCTCCGAAGCGTCGGCGGTTAAGGATCGTAAATGGTGGACTAGGCCCTCGTACGCTCGAAGCGCGCGTGTTCGTTTCGCCGCAACTATTGGGAAAAGCAGGTCTGTCTGATTTATCCCTGCCACCGAGGGAACCCAGAAAGGTACATAGAGCGGCTTGTCGCCGGCTTTGGTCGCCTCTCGCCTCAGTTCGAACTCGAATCCCGCGCGGTTCGCGCCAGAATCGCGGCCCCAATTGCCAATAATGAACGTGAGGACGCAAAGTGCATCAAACCCGGCCGGTCCGTTCGCTTCAAAGCGTCGCAGGTCCAGACAACGCCTGGCAACTCTTGCCAAATCAGCGCGCGTGGCGTCCAGCTTTCCCAACGCATCGTCTACCGCGTCATCAGTCGATTCCAGAAGCAGTTCGTACGCCGCCCCGATCACGCCGTAGGTTGGAGTCAGGGTTTGGTCGATGTACGCGATCGTTAGCTCCACAGCGCCCGCTCCAAGCTGGTCTCGAGTAGCTCCGTCACTGAGGGACTCGTCGCTGGAAGCTGCTCGGGCGCGGGAATTCTCACTTGCAAGAAGTTCTTCTTTGACAGACGCGGAATGAGGCCTTTTTTTTGCAGCGAGAGACGACGTTGCCCAAGTGCGCTGCTTAGGTAGGCAACGACGCGGTCCCGGACCTCCGCGGCGTTTAGGGTCGGTCTAGTGAGAATGTCGACGACGAGGACGTCCCGCGCGATGGCGACTGGTTGTTCCGAGGTTGCGACGCGCGCCGATAGCGCGCCGACCATGATCGATTCCGGCTTGATGACGTCGCTGCTTTGAGCTTCCGCCCACCAGCGGGGCGTCATCAATCTGCCCACGTCGCTCGGCCGCAGTGCGGGCGTCCCGCCAGGAAACGGCCCCTCTTTGAACTTGCTCGCGTCCAGGCGCCCTGCCCAAACCTTGCCGAGTTCGGCGATCAGCACGCTGCCGGTCTCATTCAGAGGATCAAGCAGTCGCGTCGGCTCCCAACTCGAAGCCGTCCGCATCGAGACAACTCGCCAAAGACTCGCAACCACGTCGATGCCGCTGCAGTCAACGGCAGGATTTGGCAACAACGGTTGAACAGACGGAATGGCGGCGAGCGGAATCATCGGGATCAGCACCTCGGTGAGCATGACTGCTGAAAGTCTCGGTACGATCGCGCCGCGGTCCAGCGCATGCCTCGCCTCGACCCCTGAACGTGAACTGAGCAGCGCCCAAAGCACTGCTGGGGCCAGCTGCCCATTTGTCCGCACGGCCGCAAAACCACGAGAAAAGGCAAGGCCCGCGTGCTCTGGCACCGCCAATACGCACGGTCCTTTTCCGATCAGGGGAACGAGGATGTCCCCGGGGAGTAGCCCCTGACCCAGTCTGAAGACTGGCCCTGTCGGCGCGTGCGCGCGCGGCTGCACGGCACCCGATCGTGGGGACACACCGCTCGGGGTGACAACCGGTTCGTCTCGTCGCTGCCCACTTCCTGCGCTCACCAAATCGACAACGTCGCCAAGACGGACCATGGGCCCGGTGTAACGAACCGGCGCTGCCCGTGGAACGGGAATCGAGAAGTGCCGCGACGGAGCCCATGTCTCGCTCGAAAGTGTCACTACCCCCCACTCACTCAT